AGTACCTACTGAATTATCGGTTATACTAAAGTTGCCGTAAACATAAAGTGTCCCGCCGGTACAGTTAGAGGACAATGTTATCTGACCCCGACCATGTATGTATGCTACGTCCGTAGGCACGGCTCCAAGTTGCCTTATTTCCATACTGCCGCTATAGTCGTGCATAAAGAGCGTAGTACTTGCTACTGATGCACCGAAATTAATTATTGGTTCGGTGGTCCCAGTGTCGGCATTATAGCAAGAATCAAAATGATAGTCAGAGGCTTCGGCAAGTATGATTTGACCCCTTAACCCACATCTTTTTACAGTGCTCCCAGTTAAGTTGGTATTGGTACCGCCGCCTATTGTGCCGTTTATCATTTTCGGATCGTTAGTATTAGCGGTCATATCTCCCATAACCCGACAACCCACTATAGAAACATCTTCCATAGATTGAGAATTAGGATCTAGGTCCCAGTTCTCACCGATAAAATCGTAGTAGTCAGAATTGGCGGTAAGCTGAATAGATGAGCCATTAGCTATATGGAATTTTTTAATACCAAGGGATCCCGCAAGAGTTAATGCCGCCGCCCATGTGCTTACAGGGTTATCTATTGTCCCGTCTACATAATCCGTAGTGTTAGTGTTAGAGGCATTAGTGTCCACATATATACGCCCATCAGCGTAAACCGTGGCTTTTGTAATATCGGTAAGAGAATGAGTGTCTTTAGTAAACCCTGTTCCCTTAATATCATCAAGGTCAGTAATGATAGCGTCTTGTTTAGCTTCTGTAGCATCTCCACCAGTAGGAGCCAGTTCTAAAGCATTAGCAGTAAATTGAGATACCCCAGCATCATTACCTATAATTTCATTAAGTAGTGCAGTAGCAACCCCAGGTTTTGCGGCTGGATCATAATCCACCGCAAACAAGTGATCAAGATGTATATCAGCTAGAGCGGCATCTACCTCAGCATTAACTTGAGCTTCACTCAAATCATTAAGGGCGGCAAAACTTGCATCCATTTCTGTTTTAGTAGGCCCATCATAATCAGATAGTGCCGTATCTACTTCAGCATTAACTTGAGCCGCACTCAAGTCATTAAATCCTGTTAACTCAGTACCCTTTGCAAGAGCACCAGACACATCATCAAGATCAATAGTAGCGTCAAAGTCTTTTCCACTTCCTAAACCTGTAGCTTTAATACCAGCACCATTACCACTATTCATGTAGGCATGTATACCTCCTGAACCATTTTCACCAATACACTCTAAACCAGAGCCAGATGTAGTACCTCCCTGAGCGATAATACCAGCCTGATTTCCTTTACCTACAGCCTGTATACCAGAAGAGTTAGTAGCTCCACCTTCTGCATGTATACCATCCCCATTAGAAGCTCCACCTACTGCATTAAGCCCATGCCCAGTACCATTACCAGTAAGTTTAATAGCATCCTTATTTGAATCCTGAGTAGTAATATCCAGGGAATTTAATTTCAAATCTCCTAACAGAAATTCTCTATGAGCTATTTCATTATTACCATCATCATAAACAGAGATAGCTACCCTATCAGCTCCAGTAGCAAAAGCGGCATCAGGTACATCAGCTCTAAAAAGAAAATATGATCCTTCTGAAGTATCAGAAGAAAGATAAATACCATAGTTATCTGTATGAGCAGTAGTTATAGAAGCCAGAGCTGTCATAGCTACAGCAGTACTATCAGTAAAGCTTGTACCATCCCCATCACTCCATCTTACATAACCCAGCTTAAACCCTGTAACAGCAAGATTTTGTGTTAATGCAAACATTACAGACTGGTTAGTAGAACCTTTTCTGATTACATCGATCATGTTTGGAAACCTCCCAGAAATCCTCTATTAAAATTCCCTCTTAAATTTGTCAAAAGCCCATCTTCACTAGGGCTAAAATTAATAACAGCTATGGAAAATTTAGCTTCAATGCTAGAGCTAGATCCTCTAATCATAGATATGTTACTATTAGATGTTAGATCTACAGTAAAAGCAAACTCATCCCCATCTTCAGCCGTATCTTCTGAAGAAACTAAAGAAGGCTCCAGGCTTTGATGTACAGCAATAGAAACATCACTATCTACAGTAGGGGATAAAGTTTGGCTTTCTGTATCCCCACTTTCCAAAGTATTCAGGTACTGGTAAACTACAGCATCATCAGTAAATTCAATAACAAAAACTCTATAATAAATACCATGAGCTACAGCACTATATTTTCTGAAGGTGACAGTGTCAACATCGGTCAACTCCATGTTGACGATCTGGTCCCCGTCATTGGTATTGGAGCCACTGTCCCGGAGCGTCCCAACTAAGAATGTTTTTGATACAATAAAAGATCCAGCCGTATCGTCGGTAAACGATGTTGCCGCATCCGAATTGGTACCATTAAGCCACTGAACTTCACTACCATCGTATTGCACGACCTGTATGCTGTACGTGCCAGCAATCCCGCCAGACGTAGCTCTTTTGATCAGACAATTATTTGAATGCTCAAACTCTACACTTATTCTCCCATCCGAATCCAGAGCAGTCTGGTTAATCGCATAGTTCATCATTATAAATGATCTATACCTGTTAAACGGATTGGTGAATGTTTCCTCTTCATCAGTTACAGCCGCACCCATTGCCTGATTATTAAACCTCTCCACAGTAACACCAGCACTAAATTCAACTAACTGATATTCTATAGTAACTGTACCTGAAGATCCATACCTAGTAGCTTGAATGTTAGTAGTAGAAGACATGTATACATCACAGTGTACATCATCAGCCCCAGGTACATCTCCCCCACTATTTCTAACACTCGTAAACAGAATAGATTTTGATAAATCTACAGCAGTAACAGATTGGCCCTGAGATGTACCAGACATGGTAAAACTCCCTCTCTGTATGTTATCAATAACTACTGTAGCAGAAGTATCTGTTATAGCTGTTCTAGTTCCTTTACTGGCAAAGTTAGCTGGATCTCCCTGGTTTCTCTCCAGGGCTAATCTTAAAGCTTCTTGAGCAGAATCCAAAATAATTACATCATCCATGAAACCTTCATAATCATCAGCATCATGATCTGAGTCATTACCTAAACATATCACATTAGCATTATCATTATCCACAGCAGTTATACTTATATTAGATTTCCATTCACCATCTACATAGACTTCTACTGTACCATTTAAAAAATGAAATCCATATATATGCCAGCTATCATCACCTATGGAAGAAGTAACTGTAAGAGTAGCAACAGACGCAGTATGACCACGAACTTTCATCTGTGTGTCACTACCACTCACTCTGGATATTTCAAAACCTGTTTCATCTTCTCTGCCATCTTTTTTAGATATAATTATTTCATCTGCTGAAGGATTAGTTACATCAGTTTTCAGGGCAAACTGGACATAGAAAACAGGACCTAAGTCTACATTAACTAAATCAATGTAACTGCTTCCATCCCCTGTAAACTCTTGCCCGTCAAAAAATTGACCAGATGTAGCTGAATGTATAGGATCGCCAGAGCTTTGTTTAGTACCATCATTACTGTTTGAAGTCCTGTCTGTAAGAGTCGTACCTGACGATTCCATGCAGTAATAACCTTTGTAGTCTGAAGGATATACATTATCTCTGCCGTAGGTATGATCACTAGCTAAAGCTGTTTCTCTGGGCATACCCCATGCAACATGTATAACTGTGTCACCAGAAGCCGTAACTTCTGGAACTTTAACATGAATCTCCACCTTAGAGTTTGCTGGTGTATTGTCTAGATCAAAGTTTACAATATCAAAAGCAAGTGGAGTAAGTAAATTTGTATTGCTGTCAAAAAATCTTACATCAGCACCACTAGCAAGAGGGGCATATGTTCCATCAGCATCGAGAAACTCATCTGGCAAATGATCTTCAGTAACTTTGAAAACAAAATCAGTAATATCAAATTTAATCTTAGCATCATCAATAGTTATTGACGCATAAGACTCATAATCTCTTGCGATGGAATCAGCCATATTTTATAAGCTCAGTTTGTCTACAGCGGTTTTAATGGCTATGATTTCCGCAAGGTTCCCGGCCACTTCGTTTTTCTGTTCTGTTGTGAAAGAAGCTTCAGAACCTATCATGCTACTTAAGGCTGTAAGCTCATCATGTATAGTAGTAATACGAGTTTTAAACTCTGTTAATCTTTGAGTAGCCTGTTTAGTCAAACTAATAATTTGATCTGGAGCAGTCGTTTTATTTTTCAGCTGTTCCATCTCTGTAGTTATAATAGCCATTTTAATTTCCTCCATTCTTTTTTAATTGGTTATAATCTCCACCACTTTTTCCTACTAGATAAGCCATGCCTACTTCTAGCCCATGTATAGAATTATCATGTTTACCATTAATTTTTTCTAAGCGATCAATCTCTTTTCCTACTCTATGCATAGCTGGTATACAATCTTCTTTATCTACCTTTTCAGCTATAATTTTTTTAAGTGAAGTTTTAGCATTATGTTTTTTATTATGGGCTATATTGTACCATGCTATAAGAAACATTCCCAAAAAATTTATAAGACCAGCCACAAATAGCATATGTAGATCATTAGTAGTCTGTTCCATTATTCTATATATCCTTTACCTATTATCTCTTCCTGAAGGAAAGAAGCAAAATCTTCTTTATCATTTTTTAAAACATCTATAAGATCTCCTGAAGATTCAGCGTTAATATTAATACTGGGAGAATAGGTTATTTCATTAGTAACATTTTTATTTATTGTTTGCCCAGAGTTTAAAGCGTTAACTCCACCTACTCCTAAATTAGCTGTAGCTCTGGCATTAAGTACAGATTCCTGTCCTGATTCATTTACTCTAATCATGGCATTTTTTCCTATAGGAAAGCCGCCAGATTGAAAGCCCTGCTGTTGAATCTTAGCTACCTGAGCCGCTGTAGCCGCTGTAACTAATCCAGCCTGTATAAAATTAAATGGAGGGGGAGCAGATCCTAAAGCTCTGGTAACAGCTAAAGCTCCCTGCACTATAGCTTCTCCTTTAGCTACAGCCTTCTGTTTTCCAGCTGATAATTTTATAGCTCCTAAAACCTGAGAGAGAGTATTGATAGCTATATCAGCTGTTTCTTTTCTAGCTTCTCTTCTCTGCTCTTGAAGTTTTAAAAATCTTTTCTCTTCTTTCTCCTGAAGCTTCCTTCTTTCATTTACTGCTTTCTGAGCTTTCTTAGCTCTCTCCTTCCTATACTTCTCTTCTATAGCTTCTTTCTTAGCTTCAAAGGATTCAATTAATACTCCCTCATCTGCATTGGCCGCTTGAAGTATAGCTTGCTTTTCCAGTACCCATAGCTGAAGCTGAGCCAGCTCCCTATCCTGGCCTTCTAAAGTCATTACATATAAATCATCTTGTAATTTTTGTGCGGCTTCTTTTGCGGCTTTAGCTTTTGCCGCCGCTTCATCATTTACAGCTTTAGCTTGTGCGGCTTTAGCGGCTTTCTGCCTAGCTAACTCCTGTTCCTTTGCTACCTGTTCAGCATTTTTCTTAGCCTGTTCAGCCTTTTCTTTTTCTTTAGCAGATAACTTATCAGTAATAGTAGCTATGGTTCTAAGCCTTCTTATAGTACTACCCTGGTTAATATCAAAAGCTTCAGTATGATTGGTAATTTCTGCAAACTCATCAGATAATTTTTTGGCTTTAATGCCAGCTTCACTTAAAGCAGTAACCCCCATGCCCATATTTATTCTAAGGGATTCCCCACTCATTCTGATCTTACCATACTCTTCAGCTATTTGGGCGGCTCTTCTAACTCTCTTAGGATCATCCATCCAGGATATATCCATTCTTTTTTCAGCCAGCTCTTCCATGTTACCTATGATCTTATCTACAGCCAGCCCTAAAGCTGTTAGAGACATAATGATCGGGTTTATGTTAAGAGCTTTTAGCTTTGTACCAAAAGCGGCTACTCCTAAGCCAGCTGTTTTAAAAGCTGTACCTATAGCTACTATCTTACTTACTGCCATAGCCAGTAAAAGATTTTTACCTAAAGAAACTAATGTATCAAGATGTTTAATAACCTGAGTAGCAATAACACCAGCTACCTGAGCAAAAGCCTTAGCTGAATCATTAACAGATCTTCCCAGCTCTAAAAATGTTTCTCTATTTTCTAATACAACCTGTTTAAGTCTGTTAACAATTTTTATAGTAAATTCTATTCTATCCTGTTTAGTAGCTCCAAAAGCTTCCCCTATAGCAATAGCTAAACCTTCCTGAGCTGATTTTAGTTTTATAGTAGCTCCAGCTACATTATCCAACATGGTATCAGCCATTCTCTGAGCTGTACCTTCAGCTCCCTGTAAAAGAGTATCAAACTCTTTAACATTCTCAGAGCCTTTAATAAGTATGCTGGCTGATGTAGTAGCCAGTAATCCAAAGGTATCTTTAATTTGCCCTGGTGAAAGATTATGAGCCTGTAGATCTGTTAATCTTTCTGCTAATGTTCTAGTATCATCAGCAGTAAGCCCGATCATTTTTCCAGCTTGAGAGCTTGCATCTCCCAGCTGTAACATGATCCTTCTCATAGCAGTACCAGCCATACTACCATGTATACCCTGCTGAGCTAGAGTAGCTATAGCCGCTGTAGCTTCTTCCAGGCTAAAGCCCATCTGAGCCGCTACTGGACCAGCAAACTTCATAGACTCTGAAAACTTAGCCATATCCAGAGCAGAAGATGTAAAGCTTTTAGCCATTACATCAGTTACCCTTTGAGCTTGCCCAGCATCCAGGCTAAACTGTTTTAAAGTCTGGGCTGTACTTATAGCCGCTGTAGATAAATCTACATCAGCCGCCGCCGCTATACTCAATACATCAGCAGAAGATTTAAGGATCTCATTAGTTTTTAAACCCAGCTTACCCAGCTCTACAAAAGCATCCCCAGCTTGAGAAGCTGTAAAAGCTGTAGCACTACCTAATTGTTTAGCTTTATTTGAAAGAGCATCAAAATCATCTTGAGTAGGTTCTATAATAGCCTTAGCTCTACTCATAGTTTTTTCAAAGCCTTCAGTAGCTTCTCTGATAAGAGTTAAGCCTGATCTTAATTTCATTACCCCAGCAGTAAGACCAGCTACAGCTATAGCGGCTGGGCCAAATCTTTTAGCAAAGTTAGCTATATCAGAGCTTACACCTTTTACTACCTTCCCCATTCCTGAAGTAGCTTTAGTGTTTTCATTAACTTTATTTTTAAGCCTGTCTGTAGACTTAGAAACATTAGCTTCCATCTCAGCAAACTTACTAGAGATGAGATCTCTTAATCTGGCTTCTACCTGGATTAATTCACTTGGCATTATCTCTTTATCCCTTTACTTCTGCTTCTGGCATTACCTATACTCAAATCTATTTTTTTCATTTCAGCTTCATAAATATTACATGCTTCTAAAAAAATTCTTTTCTGAGAAAAGTAATCTACTATACTAGCTCCCTGAAACCTGTTATAGAAATCATATATACTCCACCATTGAAAAATACTCTGAGGAATAAATTTATTAGGGCAATGCCAGTATATGTATGTAATGCCTTCATGTTCTTCTTTCTCTACTGGTGCTCCAGCTGGTTCTCCATTACATCCTCTAGCTTTTGCAAAAATTGGATCTGTCTTACATTTAGAGCATGGAGCAGAAGATATAATGCCAGAATGAAAGCCAGCTAAAATTCTAAACCCGCTTTTTCCTCTTCATTTAAACATGATTCAGTATTGATAGCTTCCAAAAGCTCCAGCTGTAGCTCCTGAGAAAGTCTATGTAAACATGCATCTGAAATCTGGCCTTCTTCATCCTTTTCAAAAGGGATCACTTTGCCAGACTTATCTTTATAATTTTTCCATTCCAGTAAATGGTTTTTCAGGATCATCAGCCTTAAGTTAGCTGTATTAGTTCTAGCGTTATTACCTTCCCCAGTAAGATCTATCAGAAGATTATCTTCAGCATCAGCCCAGTCTTTAGCATCTCTGTTAGAGAATTTAAAAAGCGGCCACTCTTCTTTAGGAGTATTCAGCCTGAAAAGATCTGGAGTCCATATAAAAACAGACTTAGGAGAATATCCCCTAAGCTTATTTAATTTTTCCTGTAATTCTGGAGTTAATTTTTTATTAACTATTGTATTCATGTTTGGCTCCTTTTGTTATGTATGTATGCTAATCTGTTACTACATGCCCTTGAATTACTACATTAAATTTTTCCAGCCCATCCATATCATCCTGAAGCAGGATCTGAAACTCATCATCTGTAGTACCTATTAATCTTATAGTAACTCCATTTTTAGATTGGCCAGCAAATGTACGTCTACCTCTTATAGCGTTAGATCCTCCACCAGCTTTATCAGAGTATGTTACATCATACATATGCTGAGCCAGATCCCCATTAGTAGCCGCTGAAAAAATATTTAGTACACTACCATTATTTACTCTAAAAACAATACCTTTAGCCAGAGCAGTTTGATCCCCGAATTTAGCATCATCCATAGCTCCAGATCCCTGTATGTATACGATCATCCTGGTAATATCCCAATCTACAGAATCTGGCGGCTCTACATGAGCCTGTACTATACCACCAGAGGCATCTATGTTTAAGCTATCTGATCCTATTCTTACAACTTGATTAACAGGAAAGATAGTATCTAAAGGAGTATCCAGAAAAGCAGTATCATTACTAATACTGGTAATCTTACCTTCATAATATCTTCTGGCAGTTTTCATGTATACTAAATGCCCTGTATTCATACTGGAAGTATCCGCTACTACTATAAATACAGAATCTATAACACTAGCCGCTGTAATAGAAGTAGTGTCTATATCTCTATGTACATGATAATCTACTATAGCAGAATGTTGATCCTGTATGTTTACTGCCATAGCTCCATTAGATTCTATATCTAAATAAGCTCCATTAGTATCTCTTATGGCAATAGCCCCATATCTGGGAGTAATGCCATAAGAAAAGGAGAGCAAAAACAGTAATATAGTTATGAAAAATGTTTTCATTTTATTCTCCTTATGTATATGATCAAGTTTTTGCTCCCTGGAGCAGTTCAAAAGAATCATTACCAGATGAGCCTTTATGAAGCCTGAAAGTTTCTTCAAAGATCCTAGCTTCATCTCTTTCTCCCCTGGCTACAGTACTCTTCTGAGCTGTAGGAGCATCTAACCTAAGTACAGGAGTAGATCCCAGTACAATAGCTACAGCTCCAGTAGTACCAGCTACCCAATCTGCATATACAGATTCAGTAGCTACCAGCTCAGCTATAGGATCTATATTCAGGGTAGTTTCTCTGGATCCTATGTATGCTCCTTTAATTCCTGAATCTTCTGTAGCACATGTCCAGAGATTAACAGAGTTACCAGTATTAATCTCAAACTTAGAGATACATTGGGATACTCCCCCTACAGTAACTGTAGCTCCCAGTACTGAAGGCGGCTGTACAGAAGATACACCAGTAGGAACCAGAGCTACAGGAGCCGCTACATCAGCTACACTCTCTATAGATCCCTGAAATTCAAAATTCATTTGTATAGGCTCTCCAGCATCCCCTATAAGGAATGTTACATTACCCATACATCCTACCATAGTAGTAACCATCTGTTTATTAAGATCAGCGGCCACTCCTGAAGAATAAACTTCAAAAGCTTTAAAAGTCATTGGAGTATGAGTATAATCTTTATGTGGCCTCCAGCTTATACCATCTACAGCAGATCCTACAGCTACTTCAGCTCCACCATCCCAGCCAGTAGCATAGAATCCACAAGCTTGTAAAAACTTACTCCATTTAGGCTCATCAGTAGCAGAGCTTCCAGGATTTAAGCAAGTCATAAAAGAACAGGAAGCAGACTGTTTACCCATTACTGAAGGAGAAGAATCTAATGTACCATCAGCCAGCTTTCTCTGAAACTCTGCTACATTTTCAGACCACTCCAAATTTTCTACTTCTATATCAAAGTTAGCTGAAGCTATTGTTTCTTCAGCATAAGCTGGATCTTCTATAGCTCCTACTAATTGGGCCTTTTGTGCTACAAACATTTTATTTCTCCTTTTTTTATTTTAAGATTTTTTCTTTTAGTCTGATGTATATTCACTTGTATCTTCAGAAGAGCTTTCAGAAATTTCTTCTATAGGATCTGGCTCTGGTTCTGGCTCTGGTTCTGGAGCTTCCAGGCTTTCTACAGACTCATGAATTTTTCTATAAATATCATCTGATACATCCAGGATAGATCCGCCATAATGATTAACACCTTTTAAGGTAAGGATCTTAGTAGTTTTTACTCTTACTTTCATGGCACTCTCCTATTAATAAAGTGAAGTAGGATCACTTCTTTTCTGCCTAAATTTTACATCCATAGTAAAGGTAAGCCCAAACTGATCTTTATGATCCATAATATCAAAAATGGTAGTGTTTACTGGAAGAGCTATAAGAGCTGTACCTTCCAGATTCCCAGCTGTATCTGTCATACTATAAGCTGGATTTCCTCCCCATACATCATCACAAAATCTAACCTCTATATCTGCCATAAGGTTAATTAACAGATCATCCCTGATCCTTACTTCTGCTTCTTCCATGTATACATCCAGTAAAAATCGAGTAGTTTTCATCAGCTTGCCAGCTTCATTATTTTCTGGATTTAGATAAACAGTATCACTACTGATTACATTAACAGCTGGAAACTGTTCTATATTTTCTAATGATACATCCCCTTTATTTACTTCTCTTATATCTGTTAAATATCCATTAGCTACAGTAATATCCTGGATCATTTCTACGATCTTATTATGGATCACTCTCTGTACTACTTCAGGCATTATCTATACACCTTCAAAGCTTCATTAATTCCAGCCGCTCTAAAAGCCCTTCCTTCTCTTTTGAAAGATCCTACTATATCTGTTCTCTTCACTAATACTACTCTTTTAGTTCTTATAAATCTTCCATCATCAGCTCTGAAAGTCATATAAGGTTTATTAGTTGGCCTAAGTACTTTTCTTCTACCACTCTTATCATGGTTAGGTATGTATATTCTAGCTGGGTTAGAAGGATTTATAAAAATTCTCTGCACTACATCAAAGCCTTCTCTTCTAGTTCTGCTCTGTAAAGCTCTAGCGGCATTACCAGATTTCCGCTTTAATCCTGGCCTTCCTGAAAACTGCTCTCTTACAATTTTGGCTATAAGAAGCTGAGCACCTAAAGCCCAGTTTTTAGCTACTGCACTAAAAAATTTTTTATTCTTAGCATTAAAATGCTGGAATACTTCCCTAGCTCCTTTTATTGTAAATCTCATCTCAGCCATATCTATACATGTATGTTTCTATACCTATCCAGAATAGAAGCTACTTCAGGTAAAAATTCATGTTCAAACTTATTCGCCCTTCTACTTTGGGATCCCCTGGAAGTAGAAAAGTTTTCATAATCCCCTCTATGATCATTCATGTATCTGATCTCAAGCTCACAAGCTACAGTAAGATCTGTATATTCTTCAGCTATACATCTTACATCAGCTGAAGCTATGTCAGCAGTTTGATCAGCTGTTTTAGATCCTGTCTCAGTAGCACTTCCAGCTATCTGTTCTCCTACTTCAAATCTTCCATATAAAACTTCTATAACTATGGTAGTAAGAGTTTTACTTATAACATAACCCATAGCTCCTGAAGTTTGCCCTTCAGCAAAAACCCCAGCTACAAAAGCTTCTGATCCTTCATTCTCAATAGTGAAAGTAGATTGAGTACCTGAAGCGGCTAAGCCGCCAGTATATACTACTTCCAGCCCTCTTTTAGCTGGGATAACTGGAGTTTGTAAACATATAGATCTTTCCTGAGATCCTATGTATGTATCTGATTCTGTAGTTTCAGATCCAGTAAACTCTCCTGTACTATCAGACTTAACAGAAGTTAAAACAGTTATAGGGAAATTCCTTACAGGATATTCTATAGTTTTAGGCAAAGTATCAAAATATTCTGTATGGCTTTTCAGCTCCAGATCCCTGTTAAGGTACTCTTCTATTTTCCTGGAGATAGCTGGAATCCAGCTTAAAAATTTCCGCTTATTTACAGCATCATCTGTAAGGGGAGTATTCCCCCCTAAAAAATATCTAGCTCTTCTCCAGCTTGTAAGATTCATTTACTCAGCTCCTTTAAGGAAGGGAGCAGATACATATAAATTAACCAGGATGTATCTGCTCCCAGGTATGGCAGTTATTAAGGATTCTGATGATCGAAGTCTACAGTATTATCCTGAGTTACAGGCTGATCTTCAGCACCAGCCAGCAATACATTAATGCCAAAAGCTTTAGAGCTGGCATCAGCATTAGTAACTTTGATAAAACAGTATCTTTTCATATCCCTAGCTCTTACTCTGATGATAAGAGTTTTATCATCATCAGAAGATCCCAGCTGATCAAAATCAGCCGCTGTACCAGATCCATCTGTAAAAGCAGTAGCGGCTTCTCCATCATCAGTAGCTGAATCAAAAACAGCTACATCCAATGTACCAGTGATAGCTCCCAGGCTAAGCTCTACTAACATCTCATCAAAGCCCTGAGTATCAATACCTGAAGCCGCCGCCGCTGTAGTATTGTTATAAGTGGTAAGAGTAGCTGTTACAGTTTCTGGCGGCACTACCTGAACCACTTTTACTTCTTCATGTAATCCTTTAATCATTTTTATTCTCCTGTTTTTTAGTAATATTTTTTAATTGATTGAAAATTGGAGTATGTTTTTCAGGCTCTGCTAAAGTGATCGCAACATCAGGGCTTCCATTATAAGATGGTTTAGAAGAATCTTGTTTCTTCTCTTTTCCCCTGTTAGCCAGATCATTTAAAGCAGAGATAAGATTATCCTTAGAGATCTCACAGTTAAAGCTTTCTCCTGGTTTACCTTTTGAAATAAGATCAGCTATAGCTATTTTAAGCTTAGCCGCACTTTTTTCATTAGGAGATCTAGGGATACTTAAACAAGCTTTCTCTACACTAGAGATAGGAGTTAAAGTATCAGCTTTACTTTTTATCTCATGGTTTATTCTCATCCCTTAGCCTTTTTCTTTACAGCCTTCTTCATAGCTTTCTTAACTTTAGAAAGCTTTGATTCAGGCTTACTTTCTTTCTTAGCTTCCTTCTTAGGAGCTTCCAGCTTCTCTTCCTTTTTAGGAGTTTCAGCTGGAGCTTCTAAGATGGTAACTTTTTTCTGAGCCTGTAGAGTTAAAGCCCTAGCATGGGGAACAGTACATACATCCCCCTTATAAAACAGCCCTTGAGCTGTCTGATAGCTAGGTACTTCAACTCTAACCAGAGTATCATTACTCATTACTTCTACCATTCACTTTCAGTAGTGGCGGCATCAGAAATAATAGAGAAGGCTTCAGGATGTAGTACCAGAGTATCTATATCCAGGAAAACTACCAGCCAAGTCTGATTACTCTGGAAAGCTGTTCCAGCTACATCAGAAGACTTAATAGCCATGCCGCCCCATAGGCCCATAGCGAACTGTTTCCACTCCCCTACTACAGCTTTAGAAAGAGTAGTAGAAGATCCCTTAGCTATGTTCTTAGGAACATTAGTAGTGCTTCTAACCTTCAATCCCAGAGTTTCCTCCAGTACTTTATCAGTCATAAGGGGATTAATCAGAGGCATGCCTAATGTATCTCCAGAAAACTGGGCTACTCTTTCTCTCTTCAATCCAGATTTAACTCTGGGATGGCAGAGTAAGCCGCCCTGATCCTGGATCTTCAGGTAGTTATCATCCTGTACATCAGCGATCATAGAAGCTACCTTATCCACTGTAAGCCTTCCACCATTAGCACCTATAGCTGTAGCTGTATTCAGGCCAGTAGCGTTAAGGATTCCCAGAGGCTGAGAAGCTGAGCCAGTACCAGTAAGACCAATCTGATCCACTCCCAGGCTGATCCCTTCCTGCATAAGCATTCTTACAATAGGCTCAGCGGCACTCTGTTGCTTCAGAAGTTTGTTACTCATCTTCAAAAGCATGTTGCCAGTTTTCGGCCTGAGCTGTTTAAGCCCAAAAGCGATCTCTTTTTCAGTAGCATTAGCACCATCAGCCGCCCATGTAAGAGTAGGACGATCTTCAGCTTCAGGAATATCTACATCATCTGTAAGATTGGGCCACATAGTGATCCCCAGTTCCTGAAGTACTGTCTGGGCCAAAGCTGGCTTAAGGATCTTATCCATAGCAAGCTCTGTAGGAATAAGATAAGCTCCCTGAGCACCAGTATTAGTATCCTGAGCTTTTTTCCTAGCTTCCTGAAAAATCTTCTGCTCCAGCTCAGCATTAGACCATTCACCAGTAACAATAGCATGGCAAGCTTTAGCAAAGCTAAAAGGCTCCCCTTTATAAGTCTCTTCATCTGAACCAGGAACAGATACATTAGTAGCTCTAACAGCTTTAACATACTCTTCCATCTCAGCTTTCATTTCAGCCTTAAGAGCTGTAATTTTGCTATCTGTCATAGATTCATTATCTTCCTTCTGCTTAATCAGATTTTCCTCATAAGTTTCCAGGAAGGAATCCATTTTTTCTTCCAGAGTCTTTTTGTTATCTTCAGGCATTTTTTATTCTCCTGTTTTAATTAAGGTTTTAAGTTAAGGTTTTAAGTTAAGGTTATTTTAATAAGGCTTTCATTTTTGCTGAAGCATTATCTAAACATGAGTATAGAGCTTCTGAAGCTTCCCCATCTTGATCGCTCTTGCTACTCTCTTCTTCAGGAGTAGAAGATGATTTTTCTGGTTCAGGTTCTTTAGGCTCAGCCGCCTGTAAGATACTCTTCAAATCTTTTTGTAAATCTTTCAGAGAATTTAAAATTCTATTAATAGTGTCTTTATTTTTCTGGGAAAGAACAGAGCCAGCTTTTTCTACTATGTTAGTTACTGCTTCTTTCTCCTGGTACATATTTACATTAACTTCATGCCCAGACTGTTTTAGAGATCTTGCTAGTATCAGCTTCTCTCTCATATCTTCTACATTATCCTTTTCAGATACATGTATAGTAATAGGCAGTTTAATATCACTAATACCTTCAGATTTTTCTTCTGAGTTTTCTTCACCTTCAGGCTTTTCTTCTGCTGGAGTATCCAATGATTTTTTATCTGTTTCATTATTTTCTTCTGTAGGATCCTGATCCCCAGCTGGATCATCTCCTTTTTTCAGAAGCTCTATATGTTCATCAGATACTCCAGCTTCTTTAAGAGTATTCAAAGCTTCTTCTGTATACATACCTTTTCTAGCAGAAATTTGAGTAGCATTAGGATTAGCTGGGATAGTAACTATTGAAAATTCCCTAAGCTCAATCTTATCAAAAATTATTCCAAAATCATCCAGCTTAAATTTTGCTTTCTCTTCTGGAGAAGCCAGCCTTACATTTTCAGGTTTAGCTGTAAAACCTATGGATCCATTTTTCAAAGCTCCAGCCTTTACCATTCTGAAAGTAGATTCAGCCATACCTGTTCTATCGATCTCATCATCAAAAAATAAAACCTTGCCCACTACATCATTAGCTTCTTTATCGTAAACAGTTTCTATAGATTTTCCTATGGGGAAGCTATGAGCATCATGCTGTAAAAGAATGATCGGATCTTTTTTATAAGATTTTAAATTTACTCCTGAAGGAATGATTACTTCATTATGCCGATCTGCTGTAGCATCTGTAAACCTAAACTGTACTACTCGCTCTTCCATACCTTCCTGGAAGGTAAGCCCGATCTTATTACAGAGCTTCTTACATTCAGCCGCTGAAATTTTAACAGCTGAAGAAGCCTTCAGCTCCAGGCTCATACTTTTTTGATCTTTTAAAGAATCTACTACATCCTTTAAAGCGGCTTTAGCTTTTGCGGCTGTATCTCCCAGATCAGATAATGTTTTAGGCATGTTACAATCTCCTTTTATTTAGTATTAAAATAGAATCCTCTAAGCTGATGGGGAACTATTCTTTCACCAGTATCTGGATGTTTAAGCTCTTCCATTACATCTTTTTTAGTTTTAACAGCTGGCTTCTTAGCCGCTCTTTTCTTTACTGCTTTTTTCTTTCTTATCTTCATGCTGGCTTCTCCTGGTTTAGTACTCTGTTATTTTATTTGGTTCAGATTTAGCTCCTATATGTATAGATTCATCAGCTATAATTCTCTGGCTTCTATGTATGCCTGAAATCTTCCTTTTAATATTAGCCCAGCTGAAAGCTGTATTATCTTTTTTCTTTTCTTCTTCTTTACTCATTTTACTGCCTCTGTAGTACATCTACAGTTTATAACTTCTGATGGAGCACCATTAGAATCTAATGGCTGAATAAGCCCAGTAACAGGAAAAGGATCACCTACTTTAACTCCAGGCCCATCTCCTTCTAAAGCATGTGTATGCCTTACCTTTTCATCGGCGGCTGTTACCCATCTCCATTTTTCAATCTTCTCAGCTTTAAAAATCTTTCCTTTAGTGGCCTGAGCTACAGCTGATGTTTCTGTTCTAGCTATAGTCATAGAATTTTTAATTCTGAAGTTATAGAAATCTTTTGTAGTGTTTTTAATTTCTTTAGCTAACTGCTGAGTAGTTAAATTTTGTCTTAACCCAGTTTCAATAGTACCAGTAAGTTTATTACCCAGAGTTTTAAAGTTAGTAGTATTCACTCCTTTTAAAAATTCTATTCTCTCTTTCCTTATAGCTGATGTTACTTTAGGGCTGGGCTTATAATTTAAAAGCTGGCCTAAATCTTTTTCAGCTTGAAGAGTTTGTAAGCCTATAGTTTCATCATATATGGGAGCCGCCATCTCCATAAGAATTTTATCTTCATTCAGTTTACCAGATATGAAAGCTGAAATTCTTACACCTTCAGGCTGAGCTTTTGATTTATTAGCGGCCCAGCTATCTACCCTATCCAGTATTTTATTTCTCTGCCTGATAAGGTACTTTTTAAACTCTTCATTAAATTTTTTCTCAGGCTTCTTCAGTACATTAGTAACATGATCTAACCATGTAGTAGAAGCTTTTTCTTCCAGGAGCTTTACAGCTTCAGGCTCACTTGAAAGATATTTCATGTAAGCTTTCTCAGCTTCAGAATTTCCCTGGTTTACAGCTCCTATAACTTCCCCAGTATTCAAGTTTACTCTGGGCTTAACTACTAAGGGCTGGCTTAACCAGGGATACATGTTAAGATTATTTACTGGAAGATTAACAGTCCTGTAAGCTTCATCAGCTGGTAAGCCCTGCTCTATTAAAAGTTTTGCATCCTTAATTTTTTGGCTTACATCTTTTTTCAGCGGCTGTACATTAGAAAGATCAAACTGGCCTACTATATTTTTATTTCCTAAATGCCTTATAAACTGGTTATTCAATCCTAACCAAAGTTTATCTATCAGAGGCATTAATGTATCTTCCCAAAAAATTTCTTTCTCTACTTTTGCTGTAGCTCTGTTTACTGTATCCGTTAAACCCAGTACAGTTTTAGGTACTCCATATACAGCCAGAATTGTATCTCTATTCATTTGTCTCTGATCTGTAAATTGAAGCTCTTGTAAATTTTTAGCAGTCTGTTCAAACTTTAAGCCACTATGTAAGAAAGCTGTCTTACCAGCTTTAGACCAGCCTTCATACTGATCAGCCCACATATTTTTTATGCCTTCAGCCTGATTAGTAGTAAGCTTACTATCTGTTTTCAGTATGCCGCCTACATTAGCTGAGTTATCCATAAACTTATCTGAAAGCTCTGAAGCCTTAGCATCAGCTGTAGCTGTAATAGCTATGGAGCTGTAAGGGCTTAAACCCAGGAGCCAGTTATAAGGATTAAATAATCTAACCCTGATTAACTGATCTGGATAAAAAATAAGCTCTTCCCCTGAAGGATGTTTATACTTCCATCTTACTGATGTTTGCTCTGCTTTATCTCCCTTAACAGGTTCTATACTTTCATCTGAAAAAGGAAAAAGATAAGAAGGAAGCTTACCACTTATAAGGCTCATCTGCTCCCCGTTTTTATCCAGGGGAAGAATAAAACATTGACCACCAGGGGAAACTGTAGTAGGAAGCATAAGGTTTAATAAAACAGCTTCAAAAAATTCAGAGCCATTCATTAAATTATTAGGATTTCTAAACAGAGCGATTAACTCATTATCCCTACTAAACTCTTCTGGATTATTTTTATTACCCACTATTACAGGTAGGCGGCTAATGTTATTAACTATGGCAGATACAGCGGCATATACCCAGGGATGTTTAGCATAAGGTTGTCTAGTTATAGCAGATACATTACCAGAGCTTCCCCCAAATAACGTCCACCAGCTTTTCATAAAATTAGGATCAAGATCAGGTACAGATTTTGTATCTATCTCTTGCCCTGTATGATCAAAAAGTACTACATCTTTTTTCGGCATAAAATATCCTTCAAAACCACTATATATATTAATAGCATATGTTCTATAATGAAGCAAGTTATAAGTTTATTTTTATTTTTAAGATCCGTATACATCAGAAGATCTCAAAGCTAGGTAAGGGAGAAATAATATCATAGATTTGCCCCCATACTCCATACTTAAAACTATCTCCTGTATCTGGAGATCTTCTAAGCTTCTCTTTCATTTTATCTTTGCTCCATAGTCTTATACTTTTCTCTCCCTGGATCTCATAACCTTGAGCCGCTATATCATTCATCAAAGCTTCATCAGTTATATTACCTATCATCTGTTCTTCAAAAAGGATCTTAACATTCCATCCGATCTGAGCATTGAAGTTATAAAACTTAAAGCCAGTTTCTACAGCCTGTTCTATCTGCTTAGAGCCGCCTACTATTTCCTGTACAAAGTACCCATCATTAACCAGGAAATCATATACACCTCCACCTATGCCTACTACATCTATCCATACCCTATCATGAGGAATATTAAATTTATGTATCAGCCTTTTAGTCTCATCAAAAACTTCTCGCTGATCTGTCTTAGAAGCTCTTACTATCTTCCTTACATTACAGCCTAAAGCATGAGTACCTTTTAATACAGTCCATACAGTTTCATCTTTACCATGCCTTCCTACATCCACTCCCAGGCTGTAATGTATATCTTCTTCTGGTACACCTTCAAAGCTTATAGGCTCTTTAGACTTTAGTATATATTCCCAGCTTACTAACTGCTCTGAAGTATCTTCAGCTTCCCAGGAGCCTTCTACCAGCCGCCTATACAATACTGGAGATCTCTTTTTAATTTCCTGAAGATTCTTAATGTATTCAGGGGGATGATGGGGATTATCTTCTACCAGAGATTTTACAAAGTAGTAAGGAGCTTTCAGCTCTCCCTTACTCCAGGGAGTATAGAATACATCCTTAAGAAAGCCCTGATGAGGGTTACAGGTAAGAAGGATTAAAGGTAAAGGCATGGGATCTAATCTCCACCTTCCAGATCTTTCTATACATTTTAGGTAGGTTAGATAGTTTAGCTCATTAGCTTCTTCCAGAAGGAAACCATTTACTTCAAACCCATCAAACCTAGTAAGCTCTGGATCTTCATCAAAGCTTTCAGAAACAAACTCAATTCTAGATCCATTCTCAGCTACAGCTATGAGATCTGTTTTATTAAATCTCTCTGGAGTAAAGAATGGCATAGGGCATGTTTTCCAGAAGGAAGGAACAGTATTCCTTTTCAAAGTAGGGCGATCTTTTCTAATTACTACCCATCTGGATCCAGGGAATACTTTACAGAGCATGTATAGAGCCAGAAGAGATCCTACAGTTTTTCCTCCACCTACTCCCCCTCCAAATAAAAGCCTAGTGTATTTACCAGAGAGCAGAGCCTGTATAAAATCAGTTTGTCTATCTGTAGTTTCTACTACTATCCTGGATACATCATCTAAGCCAGCAGTATCTACATTAGTGATCCTGGAGTTATGAGAAAAGGAAGGTTTAGGAAGTGGCATTTTTAAACCCGTTAGAGATTTTTGTTTTACCGCACTTAATACATTTAAATTTTTTAAAACCAGATTCTATAAGCGGCTGATGTATTGTAAGCTCCCAATTATGAGAACAAAAGAGCTGTAGTAACCATTTCATGCATGTACCTCTAAAGGGAGTAATTCAATCTTAAGGATCTTTCTGTTATGAGTTTTGAATTTATAGAGAAGCTTTTTAAATAAACATTCAAGTGAATCAGCATCTATTACATCTTTATGTAACTCAGCTGTCATTACATTAATTGAAGTAATCCTGTACTCATGGATCCTATCAAAATTTGATTTAGGAATTTTTGGAGCCATCAAAATTCTATTACCTGATCCCCTATCTTCAGGATCTGTTTTTTCTTTCCTTCTTTATCTTCAGAGCTTATAGTAATCTCTCTTCCATACTGTTCTCTATATGCTCTCTCTAAAAACCATGCTGAAGCTTTCCAGTTTCTAGCTCCCTGATGTATCCGCTGTAAATGGATAAGCTTTGGAGTAAGCTTAGCTGTTCTAACTCTCTGGCCTAAACCATCTATATTCTGGCCTACCATGTTACTGAAATAATCATAAGCTACTCCTACCCTATCACATGCTTCTCTAACTGAAAAATCAATCTGGATAAGGTTAAGCACCTTCTGTACAATTTCTGAAGGAAGAGCTTTATAGCTGGTTATAGCTGTACTCTTAGGATGTTCAGGAGAAGTAACAGAAATAGAGTTAAACTCTCCTGGATCTTTTTTGGTAACTGGAATCAAAGCCTTAGACTTTTTCCGCTTAAAGATCTTCTTCTTACTTTTATTTTTTCTGGGTTTAATCTTCATCAGATAGATCCGCTTTACTGATTTCATGTTCAGAAACTCTGAAAAAAGCACAAGTAAGAAACCCCAGCATAAAGCCAGCTGATAACATCATAAAACCGAAAAGGATCATAGTAAACATCTAATCCTCTTCTTCCAGGATCTCTTCAGATACATCTTCTGGAGTTTGATCATCATCAGAAGCTTTAGAAATTTTGCCGCCAGCCCGATCTTCTGGAAGGACAATATTTTCCATGAGGAAATTTATAACAGCATTATCCCCTTTATCTTTATGATGGGAAGTATTAAGCATCTCTTTCAGCTGGTCTATACATAACCTGAATTTTTTATGGGTAGGAGAAGTAAGCATAAATTTAAAAGTTTTCAGGTTAGAAGATTCTTCTTCAGGATCTACATCATCTTCTTCCTGGTTTGCATGGTTCAGATTATCTAAGAGAGTTTGTAGATCTTTCTCATCAAAGGGCATAGTTTTTGATAAATCCTCTATGGAAGTATTCAGTACTTCATCATTAAGAATCTCTTGTATACATAGAGCCAGCTGATCCTGGTTTGTATCAAATCTGGTTTCATTGGTTTCTATTGCTATCCTCTGGGCCTGAGCTAAGCCTATAGAACCTAGATCATAAGCCACTATAGAAGGGATATTTAATTGCTGGAGAGCTGTTAGCCGATGATTACCATTGACTACTTCATAGAAGCCAGTAGGAAGAAGCCGCACTATGATATTTTCTATTTGCCCATTCCTTTTAATATTTTCCTTTAATTTGGCTGTTAATTGATCGTTATTGTCTTTATAATTCCAATCGGCTTTAACCAGTTTCTTTAACTGGATTTCCTTAAAATTTTTTAACATTGGGCGGCTCCTTTTTAGATGGTAATGGTTAACAGTTTATAATACTTTTCTTAGGAAGTGAAAACGGAAAAAATTTCTGCGTTAGTGTAGCTTTAACAGAAAAAAAGTCTTCGAGAAAGAGATCCCTTAAATTTTTATTCAATTCAATTTCCATTCATCTATCCTCTGATCTATACATACATATCATATACATATGTATAGATTATGTATGTATGTATACCCTATGTATAGATCCGATGCATACATAATCGTTTATTATGCGGCATGATGCATACATAATGCATACATGATCCATACATATGTATATGATGCATACATGATGCATACATATGTATAGCTGATGTATACATTAGGGCATGCATACATGATCTATACATCTTCGATACATATGTATAGATCGGCCTCTGGTTTTAAGAAAAGTGTTATGTATACATCGGCTTCGGTACTAACATAAACCTTATTCCCCATCTAGTCAAGTTATAATATATTTATTTTAATCCATTGAAAGATTTAATCCCCCCACTATACATATACTAAACAGATTCAATACAACTAAACCAAACCCATACCCAGCTCATACTAAAACTGTTTAGCACATATATAAAGATAAGTAAGAAAGTTATAATATTTTTCTCTCTACTTATTTATACTAAACAGATTTATAATTATTTTATTTAAGTAATAGTATTTATAAGATATATATTATATATATATATAATAAACATATATACATAAGCCGAACAGATCCAAACAAACAAACAAACAAACAAACAAAAAGAAAGCCGCCTAATACAGTAGGAGCAGTACTACTGTATCATATGGCGGCTCTCCCCATCTCTGAAGGTAGTAGCTCTGGAGCAGAGCAGAGTTAGAGCTATCTACCAGTACAGGGATGTAATATCATCCTATCGGCCTTACCTTACCTTCCTTAATAAGTTTCTTTAAATACTTACCATCCTTATTCAAATCATGGCATACAGCTCTATTCTCTTGCTTACCTTCCCAGTTAGTACCATCCAAACTAAACCCAGCTATATCTATTACTTCTCTCCCTCCTCTTCTATACATCTGCATCTGAAGAGCTACATGTATAGTTACTATCCCAGAAGTGGGGAAGGTATGGAATCCGTTAACACCTACTAAGCCGCTGATCTCTGCTATGTATTTAGTATCTATCTTATCTATCATGTATCCATAAGCTTTACCTTCAGCGTACAGCCGCTTATAAGAATGGTATGGGAAGATCCCCCATATTATACACTCTCTGGGAAGGCTTTCTAAAGGTTTCTTATCTCTCCATGTAGGGCATCCCAGAGCTAATATATCGATCTTCTTACCTACAGCTTCAGCTCTCTCTGGTCTATATCCATTAACTCTTATCACAGTATCATAGCTATCTATAAGCTCAGCCCTTGCCCTATCCCTGGAAAGTGGAGCATTACCTACTACTATACATCTATTCATCATACACCAGCTACAAACTTTTTATATCCATCCATGTTCATATATATAATCTCTTTCTTAAGCTCTTCAGCGATCTGTATCTCAGCGGCTAAGCCTATGCTCTTCCTCCATTCAGGTATACATAGTACTATAAGTACATCAGCCCATTTAAGAAATTCTTTATCTATTCTTTCCCAGTATTCCCACTCTGTAGGTAACTGTACTGCTTTAGCTATAGGATGATTCTGGCTAATAGGGCTGTACACTATCCAGCCTTCTTTCATTAACATACCAGCCGCTACATTAGCTACTTTAAAACTACTCTCTTCTTTCCCTGTATATGGGATCCCTAAATAAGCTTTTCTATTAATCATCCTATACCTACATGTTTGAGGAATACATGCCATACATAACCATCAGAATCAAAAACAGTATCAAAGTATTCGCCTTCAAACTCATTATGCATATGCCCAGTACCATAGATCCATACTTCTGTAATCTCAGTACCGATCACAGCAGTAGGATCTACTATAGCCCATAAATTCAGCTGTTGCATATCATCTATATACTGGAAAGCTACTTTAATGATCCTGGCTCCAGGGGGAAGCATAACATTCTGATGATCTGTTACACTAATAGGGTATTTATATATTGCTTTCATTATCTACTCCTTCCATCCGAACTCTTCATCAAAGTGTTTTCTCTGCTCTTTATTTAAAAGCTTCCTGGTGCTCTCTGTATAGTTATCACTACATAATTGACAAACTAGAGGAAGCTTCTTAGGATCCCATATATCATAATGGGATGATACTTTATGTTTAATAGTAGCTTTGCCCATATACATCTCCTGTAAATGATTCAGTTTCATGTACCATGTTTTTCTTTTTCTACATATGCTTTAGCGGCTCTTTTAAAAAAATTATCTAATTCAGAAATTAATTTTTCTTCATATATACGTTTTAAAGATCTTTCTACTCGCTCTTTAGTTTTTGGTAAATCCCATCCTCCTATAGAAAAACTGTAACCATGCATAGACTCTAAAACATTATTAGGAGTAAGTACTTTTATCTCTATAAATAATGGATGCATCTGGCCTACATTTTTTACTTCTTTCAAAATATCAGCTCCTTTTAAACTCTCCTGGTTCTTTAAATACTCCCATTAAAAACTGTACCACTTCTTCAAATGTTTTAAATACATTAACATCAGTACTAATACCAGGATAGCTTTTTATAATATATCCATTAAGTACCTTTTCTATTTCAGCTCTTGCCATATACATCAGCTCCTTTTAAATTTAATCTTCATGCTCTTACCTGATCCCTTCTTAGCTTCTCTGGCCTTCTTCAGAGCCGCCATAGCTTTAGGGTTAGCTTCTCTCTTCTCCCTTGAACCTGTAGCCTTCTGGCTCCTTCCTCTGAAGGGGAATACAGGACATAGCTCAGCTGTACATAGCTTAGGATGATCTCCCCCATTACATTCAGTACATAGGATCTTAATAGCTAAAGATGGTGTAAGATTAGCTATCTCTATTGTATCCCCGTCTACATGCCTTACTGTATGTTTAACTCCCATGTTTGGCTCCTTTTCTGTTCCTGTTGTATTCCGTAATCAATTCAGATCTCTTACTATAACCATCTGATTTATACTCACAATCATTACACACAACATAATAAAATACACCATAATGCTCTCGCTTTTCAATATGTATATCACCTCCACATATACGGCAATGTTTAACTGCCATCTCTGGCTCCTTCTCTTAATGTGCTTAGTAACTTGTTAGAAAACTCTATAGCTTTAAGGCATGTATCTTTATCAAACTTAGCTATATGGCATTCATGCCTATGTATGTTAAGCTCAGCGGCTAATGTCTCATAAGCTGTTTTCCTGGTAAAGCCATATCCTATTACTTGCCATATAGGATCAAAAGCCTTATGAGTCTCCATTCTTATTTCTCTCAGCTCCTTATTAGCCAGCTTACCTAAAGGCTTCTCTGTATCTCTATGGCATCCTACATAGGCATCACATGTATGGCATATATAAAACTTCTTATGCCATAGATCAGCCCTATGTGTGTATAGATACCTACCAGTAACCAGCTCAGCCTTCTTCTTACAGTAAGGACATGTAACTACATACAGCCGCTTATCTTTTTGCTGATTCATTTACAGCTCCCTGGTTATTAAGATTTTCTAAGAGCTGTCTAACCATAGCCAAATTAAAAGCCTGTACCTTAAGCTCTGCATACAGTTTACTGGCATCCAGTCTATAGTATTCTCCACTATCAGCTATATCATTAAGCTTATCCTGTACTCGCTTCAATACATACTCAGCCCGATCTAAAGGCTTTCTTTCATCTAGTATACGATACTTAATCATTTTCTTCTCCTGTAAATGGGATTTCATCTGTTATAACATCTATAGCTTCTTTATGTATCTTACTTAAAAGCTGTACTTTATCTATGAGCTTGTCTCTCTGTCTCCTGGCTCTCTTAGTCTCTGCTGAAGCTCTCTGAGCCTTATTCTCAGCGGCTGTAAGCTTATGTATCAGCTGGGCATTACTTTGTTCTACTATTGCCTTCTTAGCCATTACAGCGGCTCTAACTGGTGCTATAATGAACTGAGCATGGCTCATACAAAAGTAGCCTTCTCCTGAAGAATGAAGCTTTTTTCTACAGCCTTTAATGGAGCATGGTAATGATGTATCGATCTCCCCTCTACTCATCAGATCCTCCCTTCCTATCCTTTACATGTACCTTACAAGCTAAGCCGCAAAGATCCAGCCCTATACATTCATTATCAAAGTATCTTGATTGAGCATTCATACATCTCTCTGATCCATTAAGGCTCATATACTTACATACCAGGGGATCCTGTACAGATCCATTAGCCCTTTGTACTGCTTCCTGTTTCTTTTCTACCTGGAAATCATACAGTAACATCTCATCAGCTATATGGTTTACTGTTTTAGGTATAGCATCCAATCTATGATCGCCAGCTGATAGAATGCCAGTAAGGGCGGCTAACTTGTATTCATGCCTTCTGGTTCCAGCTATCAGAAAATGGTTATACAGCCTTACAGATTCCTGTAAAGAGCATCCCAGCCTTTTCCTTATTTCTCTTTTTACATCTGCTTTACTATCCATCATTTTACTGCTCCTTTGGTTAATTGAATAAATCTTCATCTGTACTATCTCTTTCAATGCCTTCTCTAAGGTTATTGAGAAGCATATGAAACATACAGCCCAGAGTAGTTATATCTTTTTCATTCTCTGCTTTAATCTTAAGGCTAAATTTAAACTCAGGTATGCTGATTTCTATAACTGGTGTAAGCTTCTGATCCTGGTAATGAGTAGATAGGGCTTTAATCAGATCCAGGTTTTCTTCCAGGCTCTCAGGGTTAATGATTTCCATTAGTACTCTCTCCTCCATATACATACTATACTGGGAAAAGGAGCACTATTTTTAGAGCCTCCAAACTTTAAGCGGCCTTTAATAAAACGGATCTCAGCCTTCCCATATATGTATCTATGAAACCATTTAGTATCTGTTCTAGCTGGTAACAGAGCTACTATAGCTCCACCATGATCCAGTTTACGGCTCTCATAGTAACATTTAACTACCCAATTAATGATCCCTGGTACATACTCTTCTATACAGAATCCTCTTTTCTTACAGATTTTCTTTTTACATACTGGCTTACATGGATGTTCAGGATCTCCATAAGGGGGATTAACAAAAACCTTCTGTATGTATGGGCTGATCCAGGGCTTACTTAATCCATCTATTCCTAAATCATTACAGAAGCCCATAGGAGCCTTCTGGTTAGCTCTAGTACAACATGGATCCAGGTTAAAACCAAACTCCTGATCCAGCTTATCATAAAATTCTATAGGAGTAGCCCACTCTCCAGAAGCTGAACTAAATAAGCTTTTATTCATGCTCATGTATCTGCTCCCTTCTGGCTTCAGCTTCTGCTTTTGCTTTGGCTATTTTTTTCTTATAGTACTTAGAAATTACTGTACCATCTTCAGCGGCTGTATTCTTCTTATGCCGCTTAAGCTTCTTTCTTTCATACTTATTCATTATCTGCTCCTTATACTGTAGGCTCCTATACATACATCCAGGAGCCTACAGCTGTTAAAATTATTCTACTCCAGGATCCCCTTCCAGCATCTGATCCTTCAGCTCCTGGATCTTATCATCCTTCAGCTCTTCCATCTTCTCTTCCAGCTTTTCCTTATTATCTTCAGAAAGATCTTCTTCCTTCTTATCTTGCATGTATGGAGTACTGATAGCTTCCATAGCTTCTTCTTTAATCTCTTCCTCTTCAGGTACTTCAATATTCTCCAGCTCATTAAGCCACTCTTCTATACCTTCTACTCTGGCTGTTAACATCTCCCCCACTGGTGAAGAATCCTGAAGGTGATCAGGCATCTGATCTAAGCTATCCTGGCTCTCATCTCTGAGAGATTCCAGATCAGTAATCACTTCTTCCCTGAAGCTTTCCAGATCTGAAATCTCTCCTTCCCATTCCTGTATATTCTCCTGGATTCCGTAATATGTCTGGAGAAAACTGCTCTGGGTAAGCTGGCTAGGCTTAGGGTAAGTTTTACTCTTTCTCTTTCCACCGTAACGGAATGTCCAGTAGTAATATGTATCTCCCTTTTTGATCCCCTGTTCAGGATAATCTTTCCTGGCTTTCTTTACTGTATGTACTCTAGGCATGATCTCCGCTCCTTACTTGAATGTAATTATTATTACTGTTTAATGGTTAGGTTTAATCTAGTTATCTGCTTCTTACTGCTACACTTCTTCCAGGCTTCAGGAAACAGCTTTCTAAGCTTATTATTATCTAGCTGGCTTCTGAAGTACTCCACTACTTCAGCTACTGCCTGAAGGCTCTTATACTGCTTCCCTGGCTTACAGGCTTTCTTTAGTCTGGCTTTGATTTCTTCAGCTTCCTTCAGTAAAGGCTTCAGCTCTGCCAGCCGCTGTATATCACTCTTGATAGTCATTATTCAGCCCTCCATGAATTATAAGTTTTCTTTCCCTTCTCAGGGATCATTACTTCTACATCCCAGATCCCGATCACTTCATTAGATACTGTACAGATAAAGCCGCTGATCCCTGGCTTACCTTCTTCAGCTGGGTAAGGATGGATAAAGATCATTTTAAGCTCACTCATCACTACAGGGTAGAAGCTATTCAGCTCTCTTACTTCCAGGTTTTTGTTTAGGGCTTTGGCGGCTTCTGCATAGTACATTTTTATTCTCCTGGTAATGGGGGGAAGCTCTCCCCCCTGTTAAGGTTTAAAGGCTGGTGTATAATCCCGAATGTTTTTCAATCATGGTACAAAGCATATCAAAATAAAGCCCTGTTTCTTCAGCTACTACTTTATAATTATATCCCCAGATTTTACCCAGCTCCATATTATAAAGATCCATTCCCCTATCCAGAGTAACCTTAATGTAGTTTACTTTCTTGCTTCCTCTAATCCTGAAGCTTAAGCTTCCATCAGCATCAAAAGAAAAGTTTTTAGCTCCCAGCATGTATAGAGCTTTTCCACCGATCTGCTGTCTGATAGTTTCGGCTGTTTCTCTGGCTTCTTCTCTGGTGATTGTCTGGTTCATTCTGCTCTCCTGTTTTTTAATGAATCTCTTATACTCTAATCTATATTCATTATCTCATATCGGCAACCCATTTTCAAGAAAAAAATTATTTTTTTACATTTTTCTTAGAATCCCCTGAGAGCCATTTTAAGCCCTTCTGAGAGCTTATAATTTTACCCTTATAATTGCATAGGGGGGAGCCGTTTTTGGATTCTTCACTATTTAGGGTTATTTGAGTTAGGTTTGGCATGGGCTTTGCTTTATATATAAGGGCTTTCTTTTAATCCCTGGCATGGGCTTTGCTATTGATTTTGTATACCATGTACTTTACTTCCCTGGTAACATCCAGCAGAGATCTACCTGATCCTTCTGTTCTAATAATCTTCCCTTCTCTCTTCAGCTTGATCAGTTTGGCTCTGAGCTTTCCCCTGGATTCTCTGGGAGTACTCAGGCTATTAGCCAGCTCTGAAAAATCTAAGCCGCTGAATTTATTACAGCCCAGATAATACAGGATCCAGGCTTCTGTATGCTCCAGCTTACAGGCTCCCAGCTTCTCTTCTGTACAGCTACATTCTGGATCTATACTGCATACTGGATCCTGGTCAAAGCTAGGATCATGTAGTGGGTAGCCAGCTTCATTATCATAAGTACCCATTTTAATACTCCTTCTCTTCAGGTTCTTTCCAGCTCTTCTATTTTGTTTATCAGATCAGTTAAGGCTTCTCTTATGGTGCTCCCTGTTCCTTCCTGAGAAGAATGAAGCCGCTTAAAATTCTTACTGTAGTTTACTATCTCTACAGAGTATTCAGCCCCATCATTCCAGGCTCTGATCTGTAGGTTCATTTCTTCTATCATGTATCTGCTCCTTCTCCTGAATGAATATTGAATTAGAAATCTGTAGCTATGGCTGTTACTCTGGCTTCAATCTGCTTAGCCAGCTCATGATCAGGATCCAGATCCTTCAGAGCATGATACAATTCTTTACCCTGATCCCTGAAGATCTCAGCTATAGCTATTCTCTTTTGCTCCTGGTTCTTCCTGGCTTCTTCCAGCTTTGCGGCTCTCTTCTGATCAGCTTCTACAGCTTCTATATGATCATTAGTTCCCCATGCTTTTACCAGCTCTGCCTTCAATGGGGCATCTACTCTTAAAGTATGCCAGCTCTGATTATGGATCCTATACCAATCATCTATAACAGCTTCAGCCTTCTTAATAGATGTACAGTAATCCCTTCCCCTATGGGTAGAACAGTATACTTTTCTAATGATGTAATAAGCCTGAAGAGTATTACACCTTCTGCCTGTAATGGTGCTATCATAGCTGGCTCTGATTTCATATCCCCTGTATACTTTGCTTTCTCCATGTTTCATGATCTGCTCCTTATTTGTTTCTGTTTATTGTTTCATTATTATGATCTATGAGCTTCTGCTTCTGTATCTTCTACCTTTTCCCAAAGACTGTAAATCCCATCACCAGCCGCTGAGCTTAATAAATCTCTTACTGTTCTGGTAACTTTGGATCCTTTGTATTCTGCCTTTAAAAAATCCTGGAGCCTAGAAACTTCTTTCCTGGTAAGTCTCACCTCAATTTTAAAAGTGGCTCTTTCTATTCCATCTTTTGAGTTAGTATACTTCATGTTCTGCTCCTGGTAGTGGGGGATTTCTCCCCCATGTTAAAGGTTTCTTACATTAATCCATTCGGGTTCATGGTGCCAAACTCATTATAAAACAGCTCTCCAAAAAGATTAGAGATTTTTTTGTTAGTGTCCAGGGTATCAATCACTTCCCCCTCCCTAATTACTTTTCCTTCCTTCACTCCTACACAGCCTTCATAGTTCATACTTAAAATCTCTCTGCCTTCCAGCTCTTCCATCAGCTCTGCATAGTGGGCTTTAACTTCTTCTCTTCTCTGTTCTGCTGTCTGCTTCATTCTCTGCTCCTTTGTTTAATGAATCTCTTATACTCTTAATCTATATTAATTATCTCATACTGGAAAGCCCTTTTCAAGAAAAAACTTATTTTTTTTCTGGCGTTTTTGGCCTGTATTCCCCATCTTTTGAGCTTTTAGAGTTTTTCTTAGAAATTTTTTTTAAGGAGTCTCTTAGAATTATAAGGATTTTCTTACTTATCCCTGGCTGGTTTCTGCTCCCAGCTTTAGATCCTTTACTTGTATATGTATTCATTTGAAAATGTTTTCAATTATTATTCTACCCATACTTCAGCTTCTCTGGATGTAAGCATACCAGCCTTATTCAGTACAGCCTTCATAGCATTAATATATTTCATACAGCCATGATAGTTATAACTGTACTTACTGGGATCCAGGTTCAGCTTTCTGAGTAAAGATTTTGCTTTGAAGTGATTGGGAGTTATCCCATCATTACACCTTTTATATTCCATGCTCAATACATCCATCTTGATCCATGCTGGGTAAGGAGTCATATCTGGAATAGAGAGCCGCCTAATAACATTCCTTACCCTATCTTCAGAAGCCAGCTTACCCATCTGCTTAAATATATGTATAGTATGAGATCTGATAGCTCCATGAAGCCAGAGCTTTTTCTTCCAGTTTTTAATCTCTGCTGTTAGCTCTAGTATAAAAGCTTCCAGCTCTGCTTCTGTAGCTAAGTTTAAATTTTCCTGGTTCATTATCTGCTCCTGTTTTAAGATGGTTCTGGGAGCCTTCCCTGGCTCCCTGGTTCCTGTTTCTATTTCTCTTCTGCTTTGATACCCTGGATGTAATCAGCCGCCTTTTGTGCTCTCTGAGCGGCTGTAACTAGCTGGCCTGTTTTTTCAGCGGCTAACTTCTTACACCAGCTGGCAAGGTAGGCGGCTGAGTTTTTGAAAGTCTTTTCAATCCCAGCTTTTCCACATAAGAAAGCCGCTGTAAATTCTGCTGTAAGCTCTTCCTTAGAGTAATCATCTGAGCCAAAAAAGTTAGCTTCTACTACTTCCTTCCTGTTCAGTCTGTTCTTATGTCCAGTACTATGGGCCATTTCATGATACAGAGTAGAATAGTATTCTTCTGAGCTTTTGAATGTTTCTTTCTTAGGCATGTTAATGTAATCAGAAGTAGGAGAGTAGTAAGCTCTCTGCTCTGCATGTTTCACTTCAGGAGAATCTTTAAAAAGCTTAGCCAGCTTCTCAGCTCTCTGAATGGGAGTAAACTTAGGAGCTTCTTCAGTAGGCTTTTCCCATGTAAGAGTAGTCTGGGCAAGATTATAAACCTGATAGAACCTAGCAAAAGGGATCTTCTTTTCTTCACCAGTTTTATTACCAGCTTCATCCTTCTCTTCTATCTTAATCCACTTCCAGAAAACTACAGGAAGATAGCTCTGCTTACCATCCAGCTTTCCACCTTTGGCCTTCAGCTGTTTCATAGTAATGAAGTAAGGGCATCCATAAATTGAAGCCGCTATGCCTGTAGTAAGGGCATTGATTCCCCTGTACAGCTTGCCACTAACAAAATTTTTAGTACCGTCAAAGCTTTGATCTTCCCAGGGCTTTACCCAGTTATCAGCTCCAGCTTCTATCAGCTTAATCAGGTTCTCTTCTACTACTTTGTATACTTTTTCATTTGCCATTTTCTGCTCCTGGTTTAGATGGTTGTTTCTATTACTGCTCTGAGAAAATTAACTGTAATCATTATGGCCTGAAGATTCTGGGTAGTGGCTTTTATGATTTGGTTCAGTTTCATTTTTCTCTCTGTTTTAAGTATACTAATAATTTATAATAATTTTCTTATATCGGCAAGGGGATGTAAGAAAAAAATTAAAAAAAATTTTTGCCGTTTTTGAGCAGATTTCCCCACTTTTAGAGCTTTTTTAGAAATCTCTTAGAAAAAAATTTTAATAGCTGTAGCCAAAAGCCAGAAAAACCAGGGAGAAAAGATCCTTCCCTGGCTTCTGGCTCCTGGCTTCTTCATTTGATTTTGCATTCAATTGAATGGAGCTTCAACTATGTATGTATGTATAGATCAGAGCTTAGTTATTAATGGCAAATACTTACCCTTGATCCTTTTCCATAGTTTATATCTGGGCCTAACATCCCCATGATAAAATCCATGATACATACCGATACCTTTAAAGCCTACATCTAGCATAGCCTGTAAAACTTTATTCTTAGGAATGGATCCCAGTACTTTAAAATCTACAGCTCTACATTTTTTAAATCTGGTATGCCAGCTTCCTTTAACATGCTTTCCCTTATTAAGCTCTGTAATCTTAATAGGTACTCCCAGCTTCTCCCTGAGCTTATCCAGGGTATACATCAGATGAGAATCTATACTTTCTATTCCTAAGTAAGAAGCTTTTCTTATCTCAGAGAGATTAAAATGTTTTATATGTTTAACAAAATAAGCTGTTTTCATTTTCCTCTCCTATGTTTGTTCCATGCTTTCCAGCCGCCAGCTCTAACACCATAGTACATTTTATTTCTGGTGTATAATCCTACTCCAGCTATTTTTAGATTATCCCTGAACAGCTTATCATGTTCTTTTCTGGAAAGAGGGAGAAACTTTTGCTTACCATGTTCTATTATGTATATATACCCATGTTTATATCCGAAGTCATGGATAAGAGAAGCCGCTGAAAAATCAGGATTGAATGGAGATCCTGTAGTAGACCAGAATACTCTAGGTATGCTGGCCCCATCTGTTCTAAAGCCAGCTGGTACTATAATGTTATATTTTTTACTCCCTAGCCATATCTCAGTAGCATAAGCCTGAAATAAACAGTATACATTAAGAGCTGGGATAGCTGTAATGATCGGGCTGTTCATTTACCACTCCTTTAAAAATTTTTTAAATGTATCCATATCATCATTCTTATAAGAGCATAAAGGGCATGCCCAGCCAGTATTAGGATCCCATCTATATATAATCATCCTATGCCTGTTCTCGCACTTAGTAAGCTCTTCATAAGGTATAGAATTTTCTTTTTTCTTCTGCTCTGTTTCTGCCATTTTATTTCTCCTGGTTAATAGTGCTCTGATGTATCTGGTATAGGGTAACTTTCCTGGCTGGGAGCTGGCATGTAGATCCCTTTAATCTCTTCCATGCATTCCAGCTTTCCCTTATTATTTCCTTCATGGTAAAAGATCAGAGAAGCCGCCAGAAGTATTAAGCTAATCACTATGTATAGGATCCTGATCTCCATTATCTTCTCCCTGGTTATAGTGTGAGCTACATGCTTTATTAGCACATATATTATTATTCTTAAGAGAGCCGCATAAAGTACAGCGGCTGGTGACAGTAGAAGTAGGGCTTATAATTTCTATATCCTTACTGTTAGGTATACCGCAATAAGGGCAAAAGCCGCCTACAGTCTCATTATAAAACTGCTGATGTATAAGACATGTACCCATATTATAACTTCCCTGAGAGAAGCCTAGTCTCTTTATACTTCTGGCTGGAGCATGCTTTACAATCTGAGTATTTATTAAGCCTGTTTCTATTGCTTTTACATTTGGCAAAGTGATCCAGGGGGAGTACTTCTAAGCATGTTTTACATTGAAGAAAGTTAGTTACTATACCCAGTATAGTTTCATAGGTTTCATCTCCCAGCTCTGATCTTAACATAGGTTCATACTCTTCAATCCTTATAAACCTTTTATGATCTATGTCTGGCTTTTTAAATTTCTTCTTAGGCTTTACTCTAGCGGCTGGCCTTTTCTTTAGCTTCTTTAATTTTACTTTCATGGTGCTCTCCTTTTGTTATAGTGGTTTTCTGCTGTATACATAGGAAACTGTTTTTAAAGCATGCCCTCTTTCTATAAGCTCTGCTATCTCTTCAGCAGAGCAGTTATAATAGTTATCGGCTAATAGTACCAGAGTATGATCTACTTCTTCAGCTGGTACTATTTCAGCCTTACCAGTAATTCTATCTGTTCTATACATTACCATTTACTGCTCCTGTTAAATTATGCCTGAATGAATTAGCAAGATTAATAATCTTATCCATCTCTTCACTGGTAGGTTTCCACTCCCTGATTAAAGCGGCTTTCTCTTCTCTGTTAAGCTTTGCCTGTTCATGATCCCAGTCTGAAAATCCATCATCCCATCTTAACATATTTTCAATTATTTCTTTTTGCTTCTTAGATATAAAGCCCTTCTCATCATACCAGGAAATTACAGAAGGTATAAAGGATTTTTTAAAAGCGGATCTGAATTTCTTTCCTTCAGCATAGTCTTTAAGATAATCCATCAGATCCTTAATCCCTATCTGATAATATTTATTCCTTCTCTGCTGATCTTCCAGGTAAACTTTATAGGTAGCTTTACTATAAACTGCTCTGCATTGGGATCCGATCCCATCTGGGTTATTATCAGATATAATAGCTCCACAAATTCTACAGGTTCTTAGTAGTGTACATTCCATTTCTCTGCTCCTGTTAAATGAATGGTTATTGAATTAAGCTCCAGGTACAGCTAAGGCTTTTTTAATCTGCTCTTCTCTGCTCAGCTTCCTGTTCTCTTCTGCCTTCCTCATCCTCTGGATGTATGCCCACTTCTCTTCTTCCAGAGTCTCCCTGAAGTTATCCCTTCCAATCACAGCCTTTACTCCATACTCAAAGTGAGTAAGCTCTGTAGCCGCTAAGTCAGATCCTTTACAGGGAGAATCCAGGTGATAGTACCTGTACAGGTAGTGGAAGTATTCTTTACTTACTCTCTTCATTCCCCTACCATCTATCTTCATCTGCTTCATGTTCTGCTCCTTTGTTTAGTTATTAGTTAATTATTAATATTCAGCTTCTCTATTTTATTGTCTCCTGTACCTTTGAGAAGCCTTATCAGAGCCGCCTTAAATTTCTTCTCTTCAGTATACCAGGAAGCTGTATCTTTAGGCCCATACATTTCCCAGAAATTAGGCTCTTTACTGATGAGATACCGATCCTCAGATCCTGTATTATGGAGATAACAAATATTTATACTATGGTTATGGGTTCTGGCTGTAACCTGATACCCATCTATAGTTCTGGCTGTTATGTACTTCTTATCTTCCAGCTCTTCAATGTTATTCACACTATCCAGAATCTTCTGGGCTTTGATGTTCAGGGCTTCTCTTTCTTCTCTGGTAAGTTTCATTTTCTGCTCTCTTGTTAAATTCTCAATTGCCTATACCTCTAATTTATAATACTTCTCTTAGATTGACAAGGGGAAGAGAGAAAATAATTATAATTTTTTTCTTAGGTTTCTGAGCAGATTTAGCCACTTTTTTAGGATTTTGAGAATTTCACTTTAATTTTTTTCTTAGGAGTTTCCAGTATTCTTCTCTTTTCTCCCAGTCTTACCCTGATTTTACGATCTCTTTTTTCCAGGATCTCACTACCATTTAGATCATATACTCTTGAAGTTTTTATCAATTGAATAATTTTTTCAGTGAGTACATAGGATGATCTGGATCTTTCATATCCTTTAAGCCGCTTGATCAATCTGAGAGAAACTAGAGAAGCCAGTAAAGCCGATACAGTAGATCCAGATAATAGAGAATGATTTATAATATCTTGAGTAAGGATAGCTTCCCTTTTTTTATACATGAACCTTATGATCATTTCTACCCTATCAGGGCATGTATCTACAGCTACTCTTTTACATCTCTCCAGCTCATACTCTCCTATAGATTTATGATCTCTTAAGATCGATACAGCTTTAGCCAGCTTAGTAAGAGCCTTACTGATCCTGGTTCCTACTTCCTGGATGGGTAAGCTTTGCTGTTCCCTGGTGTATATGTTCATGTTAATAGATCCTCTAAGCTTTGCTACAAACATCCCCATATAGATCAGCCTTCTCTGTATATCATCATTTTCAAAAGGGATCTCTTTCTCTGGAATAGGTTTAGCCAAAAGCCTAAAGATTACATCTTGAAGCTCACTATTCATCTGGTTCTCCATGCCAGCATTATCTACAGCTTTTTTAATTATATCAAACTCACTTTGTATAGATTCTCTTTCCATCCTGTACTTTAAAAATCTTTCTCCTAAAATACTTTGATGGGATTGATAACCATCTATAGCTGGTGTAACAGCTCCTATAACTCCAAAGCTGGAAGCATAAGATTTTTTCAGCCCATTACCAAAAATCTTTTCTATGTATCCATCATAAGCATCTCTAAGCATCCCAAAAATTTCATCTCTTATATTAGAGTTACTGGATAGCATGGTAGTTACATCCTTAATAACTAAGATCCTACCATTCAGTTTAGGGATCAAGCTGGGATCTTCAGATCCGAATGTTCTCATGCCAGATATTAAAGCGGCTGGAGTTAGAGTAGATACAGTTTCTATAAGCTTACTTTTATTCAAGGTTAAAAGCATGGCTGTTTTTCTGGATCCTGGAGCACCTACAAAATAGATCCATACTGGTTCCCCTGGAAGTCTATTAGCAAAGCATGATCCGATTAAAATATCTAAGCTCATATCTCCAGGTTTAATCTTAAACCACTTATTAAAAATCTTTTCCACTTCCTGAATAGAAGGGATCTCTACATCAGAATCCAGATCAGGCTTCTTTACTTTAACTCCTGAAAGCTCATTAGGTGTATCTGGATGTAACATCTTTTCCAGGTTCTTATAACATCCTATATGGGCTGTTTTAAAGCTGGTAATATCGCCGCAAAAATCCAGTATATAATCTCTGAGATCATAGCCCTTCTTACTTTCCTTAGCCCATGCTACATAATTAATACTTTGTACCCTATCAGCTATCTTATCCTGTATCCTATCAGCTCCTTTAAATCCAGCTTCATCATTATCCAGCATTACATTTACATTTTTATCTGTAAATAATTCTACCCATTCATCCTTAAAGATGTTAGCTGAAGGAAGAGCCACTACATTATGATCCAGGTTATTTCTTTTCAGTAACCACTTCAAAGCAAAGTAATCCCATTCCCCTTCTACTATGTATACTGTACTGCTATCTGATTCTGAAATAGATTCAAAGCCCAGCCCAGCCTGTTTTAAAGTAGTGGTTTTAATAAGAGTATGATTAGCTAAATTATAATGGCCTATGTTTATAATATCCCCATGAAAATTTTTGTAAGGGATCATGTATAGATCTGTCATGGGATTATAAACTACTGTATCAGATATAACCCAGGCTGGTAACTTCCTATCTTTAGCTAGAGCCTGTAAATCTAAAGCTGATGTTTCCGCTTTAAAGAAGCTGTATATATCCCTGATGAAAGAAAATAGATTTCCGCTCTTACCAGAAGTTTTACTATCCCATAAACCACTTATAGCATTTACATAAAATTTATTTTGCTTTCCTGTAAATGGGCATGTAGCATAATAATTATCATCAGCTTCTCCATTAAATACTATGCCGAACTGTTCAAAAGCTTTTAGAAATTTACTCATAGCTTACCATCCTTAGAGCCTTCCATTTTATCCATAACTTCTTTTACTATTACTTTAGTATCCTGAAGCCTTCTTTCTAAATGGGCTATTCTATTTTTAACGTTTACTATGTATACCAGTACATCCTTAAGCTCTTTCTTAGAGAGCTGGCTAACATTATAAACAGGTTCTGATCTGCTTAACCCAGTTTCTTTAAAAATGTTTTTGATTATATCTTCTGTAGTAATCATTTCAGATTCTCCTTACACCATACAGCTTCAGTATAAAGCTTAGCCACTATTGTAAAAGCTTTCTCTCCTGGAAAATTTGTAAAGCTTACTGTAGGCTGTACAGACATAGGGCTTAACTGCTTAAGGAATAAAGAAGCATCTACTTCTTCATTAAGTAATCCTACAGCTGTTATTCTCCAGGATCCATCATTAGGATCAGGAACTATATCTACCCTATCTACATCATTCTGTACTATAGCTTTTATATGTTTATACTGCTCTGATGTATTGTAATGGGAAGCTACTTTTTTTACCCACTCAGCATGTAGCTGTTTCATCTTAGCATGGGGGGATTTTTTAGCCGCTGATTTCTTTACAGATTTTTTTACAGATTTCTTTACAGATTTCTTAGCTGGAGCTACAGCTGGCTTTTTCTTTTTTAATTTGAGTTTCATTACTCTCTCCTTAATTTAATGGATAATCTTTTTTCTCAGCCCAGTTAGATTTAGTTACAGCGGCTTCTACTCCAAAAGGTTCAGGCATGTTAAAGTAAGTATGTAGATCGCTCTGCATTAGCCGCTTAATTCTTAAAGCAAAATTTTTTAATAAATACTTATTACTCAGCTCTATACATATCTCATCATGTACAGTAAGTATAAGCTGAGCATCCAGATTTTTGATATGCCTGTATACATTAATCATAGCTCTTTTCATTACTTCAGCTGAAGATCCCTGTACCATATAATTAAGAGCTTTATAGCTCTGCTCTGGCTTCATGTAGTAGGTTCTACCAAAAGGATTTTTAACATAACCTTTATAATCTATCTGCTCTTTTAAACTGCTGTTATATTCAGCCAGCCCTGTATATTTATTCCAGTACTTATACAGAATACTCTCAGCTTCTGAGAAGGAACATTTAGCGGCATCTCTTACAGCTCTGTTACCCATGCCATAAAGAATCCCAAAGTTTACCACTTTAGCACTTTTCCTATAGTGCTTCTTTTCTTCCTGGTAATCAGCCTGAGAGCTAAAGCAAGCTTCAGCTGTCATAGTATGTATATCTCCCCCTTCTTCCAGGGCTTCCATCATTACTTCATCCTGGCTAAGATAGGCGGCTACTCTTAGTTCTATCTGGGAGTAATCCATAAACAGATATGTATAGCCTTCTCTGGGTATAAAACATTCTCTGGCTCTGTAAGCTGTTTCTTCAGAAACTTTCTTAGCTGAATCATCAGAAGATATATTCATTAAGTTAGGCTTACTACAGCTTATCCTTCCAGTTATTACTCCTACTGTTCTGAAGTTTGGCCTTAAAATTTTCCAGCCTGTTTTATTATCTCTGGTACTTACATTTTTGAAGGGAAGTATAAAGCTGTTTAGCTCATGCTCAGCCGCTGAAATCTCTACTAAACATTTAGCTAAAGGGATTTCATCTTTCCATTTATTTAAAGCGGCTCCATCAGTAGTAAGAGTTTCTTTAGTCTCTCCAGATTTTTTATCTTTTCTTCTCTTATAAATTTTTTTACAGCCTAGTATATCATAAAAAACTTTTTGCATCTGCTTTGATGATCTGGAATTAAGATCTTTAAATCCTAAAGCTTCCTTTTCTTTTTCAAATCTTTTTATAAGCCCTGTATAATATCCTTCCAGGTAAGCTATCTTTTCTTCATCTACTTTAACTCCCATATCCTGCATGTTTCTGATTACATACATTAGCTCATGTTCCATATCTACCAGGGATCTATATTCTTTATCTGAGTTATACCGATCTTCTAAAGCCCAGTATAAGCCCATAGTTCTATCTGTATCTCCTATAGCGTACAGCTTACAAAGCTCAGGATCTCCCAGCCAGTAATCAGCTTTATTAGGCTCAGTACCAAAGCCCAGATCTTTAGTAGCTATACACCATCCCAGCTTCTTAGCTTTTCTTCTGGCTTTAGTTACAGAAGCTATAAGATCCTTTTGATCCCCATCATCATAATCAAAAAGTTTTTTACATAATGGTTTAAGAGCTACAGGATCAGATACATTATTTATGTGGCTTAAAATCATAGAGTCTATAATTTTTCCAGCTATCTTAATATTAATTCTATTAAGGATAGATACATCAAAATTAGCGTTATGAAATATCCAGGTAAATCTGGGATCCTGGAAGAGCTGGATCAGCTTTAAAAGCCCATCCATATTTTTTTCATATCTTACTCTTCTGGTAAAGGGATCTACTTGGAAGGATACATACCAGTTTTTCCCTTCATAAGTAGTAAAGGAAAAAGCAAAAGGCTGAGCTGGATAGAAGCCATAATCTGATACTGAGCCATTATAGCTTAAGCCTGTAGTCTCAGTATCAGCGGCTACTATCAGCCGCCCATTATAAAGATCATTAAAAGACATAACATGTATAGAGAAGCTGGAGCTGGGAGGCTTACACTACCCAGCTGGCATAGAAGCTTTAGTTACCAGCTCCAGCCCTTCTCTATTCCTAGCCCAGGATCCCTGTTATGTTTTCGCCTTTAATCTTGTACTTCTTTCCACCAGCTACTATAAGAGCCTTAGTATCATTATCAGTAAAATCTTTAATAACACCTTCCAGCTCTTTACCTTTGTATAAGAAGGATACTTTAGCTCCTACCTTTACATCAGCTTCTTCTTCAGCTTCCTCTTCTTCCTCTTCTTCCTCTTCTTCTTCAGCGGCATCATCAGAAGCTTCTTCTTCAGCTGGCTCATCTTCATCAGGATCTACATCCTGGCTTTCTCCAGCTGTATCATCTTCCCCAGCTTCTTCTTCACCAGGATCTTCTTCTGTACCTTCTTCTTCTCTCCCATCATCTATTACTTCTTCTATCCTGGTTTTAGGATAGTTGGCATAATTAGGATCTGGATTTTCAAAAACTCTGATAGATACATTAATCTGATCCTTTTCAATCTGAGCTAACAGGGAAAACAGATCTTCAAAATCTCCCAGCTGATCTATATCATAGCCTACATTAGCCAGATCCTGAATAAGAATATTGAAGCCTGTATCATTGGATATATGGTAGAAGTTTCTATGCTCTCTTCCCCTACATTCTCCTTCTAATACTTTGTAAACAAACTGCACCATATCCTTACCATCTTTATTAGTATGGATAGCTTTAGTAAGCATACATACATATGTACCATAAGGGATCTTAGAAAATTTATTTAAATTATCCTTAGCTCCCTTCATCTTCTTTTTAAAATCTGCTTTACTCATTTTTCTAGTAGCCATGATTAGCTCCTTTTTAATCTAAGGTTTTTGGTTTTTGTTTTGATGTTAGGCTTTTTCAATTTATTCTCAAAAGCCTGTATAAAAAATTTCCAGCTTTCTTCTTCAGATTTCCCCATAGGGATCTCTAAGATTTTACTTCCATCAGTATAAAGAAAATGATTTTTAATTCTGTTCTTTACTTCTGATGTATTGTTAGGTTCTATTACCAGGATCCTTTTTCCTCTATTATCCATAGTATAAAAGCCCTGCACTCCACAAAATTTTGTGATAACATCATTGCCAGAGCCGCTTATAGTAGGTACTAAAGTACTATAGCTCATACCATCCAGTCGCTCTATATCTCTTTCTACTGCATGAGATATAAGTACTAGCCCTGTAATTCTTTTTATTCTATACATCAAAGCCCTGAAAGTATCTTTAATTCGTGTCCAGGTTTTTCCATAATCTTGCGGCGGCCAATCACAGTCCATTGGTTTACATATATGTTCTATACAGCTTTTATAGCATAGATCCACTACATCTATTACTACTGTTTCAAACTTAAGAGTACCAGCTTCTTTCTGCTCTTCCAGTAGCTCTACATACTGTTCCAGCTCATCCCAGGTTTTAGGCTCTACTGAATACAGCTCTAAAGCATCTCCTGAAGGCTCATAAAAAATATGAAGGCTGTTAGGAAACATAGAGCTAAAACTGGTTTTACCTATACCAGCTTTACCATATACATAGATAGCATAATTCTGTATACCTTCTAAGGGTTTAGTTTTTCTGGTAGGAAGAGCTATAGCTTTTTTAGCTGGAGCTTTTCCTACTTTTTTCTTTAAAGATCTTTTAATCATTATTTGGCTCCTTTTATTTCAGCTCAGGAAAGAGATCTTCTCTCTTCTGTACTGTATCAAAATTTTTACAGTCTGATGTACATACATCTATAAACTCACATGCTCCAAACTTACTCTCACAGTTTGATCCATAAGGAATATCTATACCATCTTTCCACCATTCCAGAAATCTTTCTAGTTCCTTAATGAGTTTACTTATGTATGCTTCCAATCTTGAATAAGGAATAGCTCTTTCAATTCTCTGAAAGTAAAATTCTGGCCTACTAAGAATATCTTTCTTTAGCTTAATAGCATACTCTTGCCAGCTCTCAGATTTATTCTTTTTAATTTGTGGATTTCTGATAATGTTGTACCATACTCCTTTAGGCTGAGCTTCATAATCCAGGCATAAAGACCAGAGATATACATAGATCTGAAGCTGGTTAATCAGCCACTTCATTATGGATTCTATGTTATACCTTCCCTTAGTCTTAGTTTCAAATAACCATAAGCCTTTACCTTTATATAAAGCTCCATCTCTCTTTCCTCTTATGGGTATATTAAGGAGCTTAAAGCTAAAAACCTTTTCAAGCTCCAGCCAATTAAGCTTAAAATCCTGTTTATATACATCAAAGTATAGAGGAATAATTATAAGGGCTTTATTTATGGCGGCTTCAGCTATCTCTTTTACAGATGTATCTTCTTCCCTGTAATCTTCCAGGAGTCTTTTATATATCTGCTTATTATTGTTATTCATGTATGGTATAACATCAGCAGATTTTTTAAGCTCTTTATTTTTGATAGCTGTATAGAGAATATCCAGAAGCTCATGTACTACATTCCCAAAAATTAAAGCTTCAGATTTAGCTGGTTTATACCAGCCAGCTAAAACCAGTCTAATTTTTACAGGGCATGCTCTAAAGATTTCTATTAAGCTTTGAGTAAGCCCATCCTTAAAGGGATTATAGATCCATTTTTTCTTAGCTTTAATTTTTACTTTCATGATTTACTCCTCTTCCATTTCTGGATAAGGAAAATCTTTATGTTTATCATCCTTAATAAACCATTTAAGTATAGCTTCAGTTTCCAGATCTATATCTCCAGCTTCTATAACAGCTTTAACTTCAGCAAAGCTTCTAACTGATTTCCTGGTTTTAGCTGTAGATACATTTTTAGTTTTAGATACTTTAGCCTTTTGCCCATCTGGTACAGTAGAAGATATTTCTTCAGCTTTTGTATTCTGCTCTTCCTTCTCTAAGCCAGCAAGATTAGCGGCCTGAGAAGCTGAGAGCTTACCCTGGCTTACCAGCTTCTTTACTTTAGGAGTAAGATCTAAAAGTTTATCCCAGTTAGAAATAGTACCAGCTGAAACTCCAAAAGCTTCAGCGGCTTCTTTTTTAGTGCCGCCTAAATTTAGGAAGGCTTTAAGCTTTTCAGCTTTACCCAGTACTCCATCATCTACTCGCTGTTCATTTTCTGTAATGAGCATGGAGTATAGATCTTTTTCATCTCCCCTTTTATATATGGTAGGTACTTTAAATCCTTTGCCGCCCATCTTCTCCAGCCTTTTACATGCTTCCCTGGCGGCTTTAACTCTCTTCCTTCCAGCTACTACTATGGGCCTTCCTTCTTCTTTACATATAATAACAGGCTCTAATACTCCCTGGTTATTATACATCATGTTTTTTACCATAGCTTCCTCTACTGGCTCTTCCACTCTGGGATCATACAGAGGATGAAGTTTAGAATTAATCAGTATAAGATCTTCTGGATCAAACCAGTACATATCTCTTTTAGATCCTGCTTCAAAAATTTTTGTACCCATGTTAGGCTCCTTTTTAAAAAATTATTTAAGGTTATTTTCTATTAAGAATTTTTCTTTTTCTGCTGGTGATAACTGGTTAAAGGTTCTTTTAATGTTTCTCCATAAATTCTTAGCTGAGCCGCCTAATTTTTTCGCTTTTACAGCGGCAAAGTAAAGGTTAGTATGAAGCTTCCTTAATCTTTTTACTTGTATTTTTCTCATGTATAGATCCTGGTTAAAATTTCCCCATCCTATAAAGACCTATTCCTACAGCATCTATTAAATGATGGGGTTTATCTGGTATGAATGGGCATAAAACTTTTATTCTACTACATGCTACATCTTTAGGAAGCTGGCCCTTCCATTTATTAGGAGCTATCAGCTCAAATTTTATCATAAGTCTATTACATAAATCTTCTATAGCTCCTATAAACCTGGATAGCTTAAACAGCTTACCAGTAGAAGCTGAAGCATGCCCTCTAGCAGATCCCTGGAAAAGAATGGTATCTTCACATAGTACATATGTAATCATGTATTCAGATAGTATTCTGTTTAAAGATTTTAAATATTCTTCTTTAGTCTTAAATTTTAATGCCATAGTTTTAAGAGGTCTATTAGCTTCCAGCCCTTCCCATATAGCTAAACCTGTTCCTTCCAGCCCAGGATCTATACTAAGCCAGATCATTTTTTACTCCTTTTAAATTTTACCTTCATAGGTTTTTTTCCGTAGTTACAGCAGTAATCTTTTCTAAAGAATACATCAGTAAAAGAGTTTACTGATCTTATCAGCGGCTGTATATGTTTATTAGTACATCTTACATATTCTTTATCAAAACCTTTATAGTAGATCCTTCCATCACTATATAGGCATTCTTCACAAAAGGTAGGCATTATAAATCTTCCTTTGCCCAGAAACATTTAAAGCTATGCCATATACTACCATCTCCTATACCAGTACATTTACCAGCTTCTTTTTTAAAAGGCTTAAGAAACTTACACCAGCTACATTTATAAAGTCTTTTCATTATTTTCTCTCCAAAATTTTTTCATATAAAGCTGACATAAAAAAACGGCTGTTTATTTTCTTTCCTCTGAGTAAATCCACTATATCAAAATCTACAGTTTTATCAGAGCAGAGATCGATAAACATTTTAGGCTTCTTCTGCTTAGGGCTGATGATCCGATCTTCACTTTGAGATCTGAGATCCCAGGAAAATTCATTACTATAATATATGGCTGTATCTGCTATGCTCATATCTATACCTGTTCTCATACTTTTAATAGTCATACAGCAGATCTGAAGAGAAGGATCCTTAAAAAATATTTCTCTCTTTCTTTTTCTTTCTTCTATTGGATCTTCTCCAAAAATTGTAAGGGCTGGTACATCATGATAAGTAAGATACCTGGATACTTCCCTTATCTCATGTAGGTATTTAAACCATACCAGGATCTTCTGGTTAGGATACTCAAACTTTACCAGCTCCAGAAGTAGCTTCATTTTTTCCCTACTATGCCAGCTATCCATTTTAAGATTAGAGCCGCCAGCTATCTTATGCATAAACATTACTTTTACTGGAGCATACTTAGTACTAATACCATCAGCTTCAAAATTTTCTTTCATCTGATAATAAGCCTTCATCTGTTTTTTAGTGGTAGGTACTTTCAGCTTCTGGTAAAACTTCTTAGATCCTACTCCAGCTTCTTCTCTGGTGAGAGTAAAAGCTTCTCTTCTGATCTCCTTATAAATTTTGGTTTTTAATTTTGGTTTTATGTACCACTTATAGCCGCTGTAATCTTTATTAAAATAATGCTCTCTGTAGCTCCAGTAATTATTACAGCTCATAAAGGATCCATAATAAAACATCATCTGATTAAAATACTGAAGAGCAGATTCTGGAGCTGGATTACCACATAGTATGTATCTATAAGAAGTTAAACTAAAATTTCTGAGAAGGTATTTACTGATGTTAGCTTTAGGATTAGCCATGTAGATAGATTCATCAGCTACTATAGCTCCCCATGTATATAAATGAAGCTCCAGTCGCTCAGCTGATTCATAGTTACATATTACATATCTGTATTCATATTGAAGATCTTCTTCTTTCTGCTTTCTGGTTCCCTGTACTACCAGATAATCTATGATACCTTCTTCTTCCAGCTCAAAGCCCCATGTATACTTTACTGAGTTAGGGCATAGAATAAGTATAGGAGCTTTTTTAAATTCTGGTTCTGATTCTAAAAAGCGGATCATAGTAAGAGTTTTCCCTAGTCTCATCTCCATAAATAAAGCTCCACCATATCCCTTCTTCCTATTTTCCTGGAGATAAGTAACAGCTTTTTGCTGATGGATCATAAGGCTTCTTTTTTCCATGTTTAAAATTTACCATTTTAAAAGGGAAAAACAAAAGAAATTAATGAAAATAAAACAGCTATCATTTTAATCCATTATAAATCATTATGTTACAAATTATAATAATTGAATTATAATGAGGGTATTTTAAAATCTGTTTAGCACATATATAATTTCTTAAAAAATACAGATAAAATAATTCTCTTAAAAAGATATACCTTATATAAGAATTATTTTATATATGTATATAATAGACATATATATATATGCTAAACAGAAATCGAATTTTAAAGGGGGAGAGCTGGTACTTATTTTTTATAAGGAAGAAGCCAGCAAACCTTATAATACTCTAAATACCAGCCCCATTTTTACTGTATATTTTCCTGTACTTTCTGCTTCCCAAAGCCCTGAGCATCTAACTGTTTTCCTATCAGCGGCATAATCAGTTTTCCCAGGTTAAATGGTATCTCTTCCAGCTTTTTTATTAGTGTAGGAATAAAAGATTTAGGGAGCTTGAGAGTAACTGTTTTGCTATTGGGATCTAAGGCTCCTTCATCAGCTCTTACTATATGCTCTATTCCTGTTCCATGTAAAACTCTAATAGGAATATTATTTTCTTTAAGGTACAGACAGAATCCTATATCTTCAGGAGTAGTATCTGGCTTTCCATCAGATCTCTTATAAGGCATACATCTAAACCAGGAGCCTTCTAATTTTTCTATCAGCTTTCTGGAGATGATAAAAAATACAACTGAACACCAGTCTTCTTCTTCCAGGGTAAGATTTTGTACAGGATCTTTTAGTATGGGATCACCAGGAAATCCTTCTACAAATTTTCCAGCCGCCAGCTTTTCAAGATCTTCTTTAGCTCTGTAGGAACAGAAAATAATATCAAGATTTTCTTTCTGCATATATTCCCAGGCTGTAAGAAAATCAGCATTAGTAAACTTAGTATCTGAATCTACTCCTAACAAAAAATCTGCTCCAGTATCTATACATAATTGCATGATATGATTTCTGGTTCTGGTTAGAGATGAGTTTTTAATGGCATGATGCTCAAAAGAAAATGAATGGATGGAATTTAAAGCCTGTATACTTTGGCTAGTCTCTGGCTCTATATCTCTATAGAATGGTACAGCTGTCATAATTTTTACTGGCGGCTTAATTTGGTTTTTGGCTTCTTTATTCATTTGATTCTCCTTTTTTTTGTTTTATGTTATGGTACTAAAAATCAGTACCGTTAAAATAAGATAATATATCCCATCCAGTCCCCGCATCATGGTGTATAATAGTTACTGATTCAAAATTAGCTGTTAATGTTTTGCTAGGTGAGCCGTTTATAGATCCGCCAGTTATAATAACATTATTTGAAGCAGTAGTTTTAGTGATATGTAAAACTTTGCCTAGCCTTCCATATGTTGTAGGTAATGTTAATGTTAAATCGCCTACATTACTGTTAGCCGCAATATGATCATCTTCATAGGTAATAGTATCACTGGTTACGCTTATAATTTCTCTTGATGTTTTAAATAATCCTTTTACTCTAAGGGTAACAGCATCTCCAGATACTTCTAGATCACCTACATCTATTTTATGTAAAGAAACATTATCTAGTATACATGAATCCCCACTATCTCCTGTAAAGGTAAAAATCAAATCATTTGTACCATATATACCGTTAGCTGTTTTAAAAATATGTACCTTATTATCTCCCACTGTAGAATCAAGAGTTTCATTTAATGTAGTGTTAGTGTCAGACATAACCAGCCCTACAGCACCTACATTAGTTTTAATGTCATATTCTATCATATACCATACATTATCTAACATTAATTGAGAGAATACTGAAGTACTTTGTTTTACTGTACCACTACCTGAACTATATGTATACTTAGCTACCCATCCATAAGTACCATCATTAACTACAGATACATCATTAGCGGCAGTCCAATTTGTGCCACTTGTAAATGAACCATTATTAATAATATTTGCTCCTGCATTATTACTATCCGCAATAACTACATCTCCCAGCACTCCAAAATCTTTAGGCTGTACATGTCCACTAGGGTTATTAACTGTTATATCCGCTTGACTATTCCAATCATCTTCCATATCTACAGAACCATCTTTAAGGATCACATTAGAAATATTTGGGAGATTACTAAAAGCGGCATCTATAAGATCTAAGAGAGTCTGTAAATCTGTTCCACCAGAAAGCCCAGTAAAATAATTAAAGTTAGAATCATCCACCCCTATCAGCTGAGATCCTGAAGTAATACTTTCAGCTGATGTATGCTTAACACCATCATAAAATTTTAATCTTTCTTCTGAAGGAAAATGATACTGAGTAATATTATACTTCAAGATCATTTCATAAGCCCCATAGTTATATGTAGGCTCTCTTACTACATTCCCAGCTTCTATTAATGTTCTATTAGCATCATAGCCGATCTTTTGTAGTTCATCAGACATTATTTTACTTCTCCTTAATCACATGTAAAATCTCTAGTGCTTATTTGCCCAGCATCCTTCTCAGTTATAGATCCCCTGGTAGAAATTTGTCCAGCATCATTTCTTTTCCCATTGGCATCAGTCCAGCCCGATATGTTTCTACTTCTTATTTCCAGAGCATCATTAAAGGGATCACAGTATGGGCCTAGCTTACCTAAAGGCTCTGTAACTAAAAGCCCGATCTCTACTACTCCTTCATAAAGATTAGGTTTTATAGATGTAATGAATCCCCTTACTTCCTGGTTATTAGTGTAGAAGTAACTTTTAAAGCCTATATAATCCAGAAGCTCTAAAGCTCCAGATCCTGTAATTTGTTCTATGGTAGTTTTAAATTTAAATCTCCACATATCAAAAGCGAAAAAGTTTATAACCCATTCAGCTAATGTATTTATAGAGCTATCTTCATAGTGGTAAATAAACCCATCTTTTGAATCATCAAAAGGAAATCTGTTATTTAAATTATAAAGCCTTCTGGAAGTTTTAAGTATCTGCTTAAGCTCTACATTATCTGCTTCTGTCTTAGAAACTTTTAAAGATCCATTCCATTTAGGCAAAGCTTCAGAAATTTCATGAGGCACATTATAATTATAGTTAATATCAAAATCCTGGTAAATGCTATTAGATCCCCTCAGCTTTATTCTGGTTACAGAATCTTTAATTACTGAATCATCATTAAAGACTATAGAAGGATCTCCAGTAGCTTTTAAAGATTTAAGCTTTACATTATCATCAGCATCTAAAAAAGCACCAGCCCATAAATTCCAAAGCAATTCATTTAATGTAGAAGCATCATCTAAAGCTTGAGTAAACTGCCGCCTAAAATTCCATGTAGATCTTTCATTACTAAATAAATCTGTTATAGAAGAAGAGCTGTATTTTCCTGGATAAATTTTACTGATAATATCAGTAACTATAGGTTCAGCTAAATTATGTGGATAATCTCCTAAAGCTTTTCCTATACATGATGTAAACATAGGGAGATCATCAGCTTCAAACTCATCAGTATAATAAATCATTGGGCTTTCTTGCCCTAGCTTTACCTGAAAAAGCCAGTATCTTTCCCCTTCTGTAGCCCATGCCTGTTCATTCCATTGGTTAGCTAGATCCAAATTTACAAAAAGTAGCTCCATGCCTTCTACATTATTCCAGCTTCCAGAGCCTTCAAATAATTTTGTAATATCAAAAATTTCTCTTCCCTGTAAAATTGGATCTTGAGTATAATCTACTCCTTCAGTAGCTACTACTAAAGCATCAGAGATAACTTTATAAACTTCAAAGCTGTCATAAGTAGGGGGTGGAGTACCTTCTACTAAGGGCTGATGATAAAGTTTAATATTATCAGCTAAAAGCTCTCCACTCCATGTACTACCATCCCAGGTAAACATTTTTCCAGGCCCAGGCCCATCAGATACATCAGCCCAGGCTTTATCTCCTGGCCTTAAATATGTAGCGTTAATATCACCTAAATCAGTTTGGCCTCCAGGAGCACTACTCTGATGATCTACTTTATATGTAATGATATGATCATAGTTAGTAAGAAGGGTAGTATTAACTTCTCTAAAGCCGCCTTCAGTATTATTAAATGAGTCTGGCTTATTATTTATTCTCATTCTAAATTCTGAAGAAGGTGATAAAGGATTAGAAGTTATCTTAACTCCCATCTGAGATCCTTCTATCTCTCTTTCCCATCCAGAATCTTCTATATATGCTGGGCTATTATCTTTCATTCTAAATCTTATAATAACTTTAAAACCAGCATTAGCTTCTCGCCAATCAAAAGTACCATCTGACAGCTCTCTAGTCTTACAGTAAAACTTACTGATAATATCAAAATCTACTACCAGCTTTACAGCTACATTCTCAGTAAGGTTAGCTGGTAATTGATTTCTAAGAATATTGAAATCAAAAGCATGTATAATACTGTTTTCCTGAAGATGATTAGTTAAACTTCTTCCAGTATTAGGAGCATCAAAATTTATTTGAGCTGAGTAATAATTATTCTCTTTTTTTATTACTCCCTGATCTTTTATATAGCCACTATATCTAGGATTACTTATATCTCCAGAAGCCTTATATGTATACTCTTGGATTCTCCACGGGTTAGATACAGCCCCAGAGTTATGTATTAAAGCTTGCTCATGTTTATTATACTCTGAAGGGGGAGTAAGATTAAAATCATATATGCCTCCCCTGGCTCTATTTTGATTATCTGTATTTTGTACAGTATAACCTGTTATCTTCCCAAAAGTTTGAGATCTTACAACATGTATAGATACATCCCCATTAGTATAATTAAGCGGCTTATATAAAAATATTCTTCCTGTATCAGCGGCTGAAACAGTATTGAGAGTAAGAGTATTTTTTTCTGAGTTAGCTATAAAATCTGTATAAGAAATAGGAATTAAATTTTTCTCATTATCTGAAAGCCTAAACATCTGAAGCTTAGTAAGATCTATTTCTTCTATTGTAATAGTACTATCCTCAGAATCTATAGAAGCAAAGCCGCCACATGTTTCATCATCTATCTGGAATTTATATATGTATCTGATAATATTAAATTTTAATATATCATTGGTATTAGGAGCATAACCCAGATCTATTACATTGGAAGGCACTGGTAAAGCTTTTTCCAGATTCAATATATACCAATCTCCAGAAGTAGTAATAGAGCTTATAGCTATTATCTCATCTATGTTACCATCATTAGTAGGGCTGTTAGAATCTGCTGTAACTTGTATGGAAAAATTCAGGGTATTGATAGCATTTATCTGATCAGAAGCAAATGTATATACAGGAGTTTTAGCCTCTGTACTTATAGCATTTTTTTTAATATAAATCTGAGTAGCATTAC